GCATTACTCGCAATGCAGCCATCGGTGCGGCCAGCCGAACTGGCATTAAGGGATCGAAGGACCACAATCCACATACTCAAAAGGATAGGCTGACCAGAAAATCCGCCAGACGCAAAGCCATGCGAGCGGCGCAACGAGTTGTCCTTGAGGCGGTGTTTGTCGAACGCCGAGAATCCACCGACCTGCCGCCGGATCAATCGCCGTGCGCGGTGGCCCTGATGCAGTTGACCGCGTCGGCATGCCGCTGGCCTTTGGGCGAGCCCGGACCTGAGATGCTGTATTGCGGCGCCGTGCCGAACAGTGGGTCATCATACTGCGATCGGCACCACCAGATGGCCCACGCCAAGCCGCGATCGATGAACCTCAACGACATGGAACGCCAACGCCGCGTGTTCCAAGCCAGGACCAATTTCGCCAGCATGGGACGGCCGGCATGAGCACACGACGCAGCACCAACGCGCCCCGCGTCACCGATCATGCGGTCCTGCGATTTATCGAGCGGCGCTGCAACATCGATGTCGAAGCCGTGCGCAAAAAGATCGACGATCTGGTCGCGCCTGCGATCAAAGCCGGCGCCCGCACGGTCAAGGCCGATGGCGTGCAGTTCATTATCCACAACGGCCATGTCGTCACGACGCTGGCCAACGGCATGGGAACGGTGAGAACGACTGTATGAACCCGATAGCCGAAATGGTCAGCGTCATGCTTGAGCGTGACGTTCCGCGTGACGTTATCGTGACGATTGTTGATCTCGCAGAGCGTCACGCCGTCACGGTGACGCATCACGCTGTCCGTCACGTTACGCAGCGTGACGATAAAGAAAAAGCTGCTGTAAGAGCAAAGAGATACCGCGAGAAGAAGAAACGTGACGGTGACGTGGTTGCGTCACGTGACGCACAAGAACCGCCTCTTACTAGTAAGAAAGATTCTTTAGAAGAACAGAAAGAAAAGAAAGTAAGAGGCCGCAAGAGCCAAATTCCACCGGACTTCGATCCGAATTGGAATGCAGCTTCCGCAGTTGGCCTTTCGAGAGCCGAGGCGGAACGTGAATTTCTGAAATTCAAGAACCACGCGGCGCAGAACGGGCGAACCTGCATCAACTGGCAAGCCGCTTGGTCAAATTGGTGCATCAAAGCCGCTGAATTCCTAGGCAAGCCACCGCCGAAGCCGGCCGGCCCAAGCGGTCAACCCGTAGCAATTGCGCCGAAAGGCGCACCCACCGACGAAGAATTGAGGAAGAAATATGGACAACCAGATTGTAGAATTCCACCACAAGCCCAAGCCGATTGTACCGGCGGGAATGGAGCGGATAACAGCGGCGAATTACCACTCGCGAGTCCTCCAATTCGCCCAAGCCTCAGGCAATTCGGAGTTCCCGACGATAAAACCAAACAGCACTGAATTTAACGCTTGGGCTCGATATTTCGATGAGCATCTGCGGTGGCGTCCGTGGATATTCAAGGCGATTTGCAATGGTCTCAAAGATAAAATGACCGTGCCGGCACAGTGGCCAGAATGGTTCGATTCCAGCTTCGTCGGCAGCACGGCATGACCCAGCTCGAAGCCCTGACCATCATTCTCAGTTCGATGCTGGTGTCGATCGGGGCGGGGCTCGCAACGGCATTTCTGATCTCCGAGTGCGCGACGCTGGTTTACAAATGGCGCAATCGCAATATCCCGAAGTTGAAGAACCATGATTGAGGCGCAACCCGGACCAGCGCGGATGATCGGCTCGCCGCAGTCGTATAGCGAGCTGATCGATCTGCTGTTCGAGCGCAAGAACGAATTGAACCTGGGCGACCGCGCGCTCGACGATATTATCGACTGGGCGCCGGGCTATACGCAAAAGGTGCTGGGTCCGGCGCAGGTCAAGCGGCTATCGGGGCTGACCCTGTTCGATATTCTCGGCGGGCTCGGGTTGTCGATCGCGCTATTCGATGACCCAAAAAAACGATGCCACAACACCGAGCTTTATGCGCCGCGAAACAACTCGAAAATACAGATGCTCGCCAAGGTGAGCATGCGAGTAATTAATCGCGCAAGGCCAGAGATTATGCGGCAATTTGGCAAAGCGAACGCTGTGAAAGGCAATCGCGCTCGCAACCTGTCGCTATCACCAAAGAAACGAAGCCGACTCGCTAAAAGGGCTGCGTTGGTGAGGTGGCGCAAGCCAAGGCTTGTGGAGATCAAGGGCGAGGCACGAAAGAGATTCCTCGCTGGCAAACCCAAGGAGGAGGCAACATGAATACGATGCAACATGCTTTCAAGGCTGCTGGTCTAAACCGGCAGGAATATGAATTAGCAGCTGCCATTCAGAGGTTTCTCAATGCTGGCAATCCGATGACTAGAATGGCGATTATGCGGTACTTGACTGGTGCCGCAGATCAGGAGAATAAGCGTTCCTATGGTCCTGCCACCCACCCCAATGCCAAAGCGGGGCGGGAGGGGGCATCGTTCGTTGGGGTGGTTAGAGTTGCGGTGCCAGCATCGCCACATGAAAAGGAAGCCAAATCGTCGCCGCTGGCTAACGCCTCAATTCCTTCTGGCCATGGCGGCGGTCATCCAAGCCCTAGCCGCCCTCGTAGGAGCTTGGCGTGGATAGTCCTAGCGTATGTATGTGTATTCGGGTTCTGGACAGGTTCTGAAAGCAGCCTTGCTGGGTTCGGGATCGACAACGTACTGAAAGCAGAATTGGCTTTTCCGCTCTCCAGCTATCCAGGTGAAACCGTCGGAGTAATTGAACACCCCGTATATGTAAAACCCGAGTTTGCCGATTCTGGTCTCTTCAACAGTGCCTGCCCCCCAGCTTTCTTTCTGGAGCAATACATACTGTTTGTGTTCGCCGCCAATAGCGAGCGGAGGAATGAGGAAGCTCTTGATTGCGCCCCCATAGATAGGCTGAGGGGGGCGAACAGCGTCACCAATCACGATCCGAATCTCACCAACCGTCGCTGGGCTCTTGCCACTATTTTCGAAATCAATATTCACAGCGACACCCGGCATAGGGTGAACAAGGGGGGAAGCAAAGGCGACATTCGTTGGGAAAACGAAGGCTCTTTCGCTCTGAATGAAAAAACAAACTTGAAGGGAAGCAATCACGGTCAACACGCCAGTAAATTTATCAATGGGCTTCAGATTGTAGAGCCATATTGGCAACCACAACCAAAACTTGATGCGGCTATTCAAATAGGCAAAACTGCCGCCATCCTTTCGCTTATGTTCCTGGCTGCTTGCGTTATCCTGCACACGCAATACGGAATTTTGATTCCGATCTTGCTCGCCCTGTGGCTTCTGATAGGCGCGGTAAAGAGCGATAATTTCGACGATAACGATGCCAGCAAACAGATGGATGATGATAAACGCTTGATACTGCGTAGGTCGGAGGCCGTGTAATGCCCACCCGATGCTGCCACCTAGCGCAGAGACCATTACCACCCAAAACTCAATCCAACGCGCCAAATCCATCGCTTGCCCCAGAACGCCACGGATTGCTGACTCAGTCTAGAACGGCATCTCCAATTGCTTTGCTTTTCTCGCGGGCGTCTCTAGCTGAGACGGTCGCCGCTTCTTGCGCCTCAGCACCCTGCTATGGCTTCCCCGAATATATCGGGATTATGCCGGTTATTGTAGCGGAATTGGAATTCTGCGACGTACAGCGGCATATATTTGGCGCTGACCTTGTGGAAGCTGCCAACGCAGCCGCTCATCGGCGATCCAGCGACGCAACTGCATTGCGCTGGCGCGAATGTCCCCGACGTGGCCGCAATCGTCGCACGGCAATTGCCATAGCCGCACCTCAGCGAGATTCAACGGTTTACGCCGTGGCTGATAACGACCTCTAGGCCGCGACTCATCACGGGGATTGGTCTCCTCAGTCCCGCGCTTGTGAACTGCGGTGCGCTGCCTTTGTCTCGACCAGTTTAGGCCCACGTCGCATTTCCTTTCGCCATGCAGCCGTCAGATTAGCGCGCTTGACCTTTCGCCAATCAATGCCGGCTCGCCACGCCCATTCCTCGACAACCTGGCGGGACACGCCAGCCAACTCGGCAATGTCACCAGGCGAGCCAAGCCCCTTTGCGAGCAATACCAGCGCCGCGCGGCGGGCTTCGGGGTCTCGCCGGGGTCTCACCATAACTTGCATAAGGCAAGTTTGCATGTTGAGTGTCAAGTACAATCGCAAATCAGCGCGCATGGGAAGCTGTTAGTAATCAACGTGTTAGCGCCATAGTGTTTGTGGTGCTTTGCAAACGATAATCAAACCGCCCATTCATTCGCGCTCGCGCGCACCACTTCATCTTAAAGAGGCCGCTTGGCCGATCTACCGCGAGGAGCGCAAGCGCGACGTAGCGATGTCCAACCAGCGCAGTGTCTCAATGTCCTCCGATCTAGCAACCACCGAACAGTCTGCACAGCCACCAATCAGATCAGTCGGAGCGCCTACCAGAACACCGCGCGTGCAAGGCAAGCTCAAGCGCGCCTGCAATCTGATTGTTCGCGAAGGCAAAGCACTTGATGAAGCAGCAAAGGCCGTCGGGCTGACTACCCGAACGCTAAGGCTCGCATTCGAGCGACCGCATGTTCTGACCTATCTCAAAGCGCAGAAGCAGGTGTTTAGAGAGTACATAAGCTCGCAAAACATTCAGCGATTGGCCGAAATCCGCGACAACAGCGGCAACAGCATGGCCAAGCTCGGTGCGATCAAGCTGATTGAGCAGGTCGACGACAATCATGCAGGTGGATCAACGGCTTCACGCATGCCTGGTGTGTTGATCGTGATCGGCGACAAGGCGATACAAGCGGCTGCACTCAGCACACATCAACGCATGATCGATGCTAACCCATTGATATCACAGCATTCAGGTAGTCAGTCCGTCCCATTACGTATAGGACCGACAGAGGATCAAACGTGATTGCCAGCGATCGCTTGGAGGCCGGGTGGGGGCAAAAAGGCGCGCGTAATGTGATGCTCCTACGGTGCGTATCCATCTTCCCCGAAAAAGGTTGGGGCGTGAAAATTTTGGAAGTCTGAAAATCTCAGGAGGTTGAAAATGGCGAAGGTCAACATTGATCTCGAAGTTGTGGCACTTCTCGAAAAACTGCTCGGCAAGGCGCGTGAAGGTGAGGTTCACGGCGTTGCCGCTGGTTATGAACGATGGCTGCGGTCGGTCGGCTCACTACACCGCTGGCACGGATTGCGGCGCGCCAATGCCGACCATTGTGGAACTGATCCGGCAGACAAGTGGTTCGGAGCAGGCGGGATCGAGCCACTGACATGCAGATGACCACCGTATTCGAGCGCATTCCGGATCGGTTTGTCGAGCTTTACGATGTGTCGTTTCAGGCTTGGGCGCACAATTTCCGGCAGGTCGGCGAGGTAGCGATGTTCAAGTTGAGGCGGCCGGTTGAGCCGCTGGTGCTGGCGAACGAGCAGCGGCGCATTGTTGGGGTGCGGTTGCGCGCGGAATTCGACAACAGCGATCCGTCGCGGCCCCGGATGGTGATTAGGCCGCAGACCGATGCCGACGAGGAGGCGATCAAGCGGCATGTCGTTGATATGCGTCAGGCTTTGCATTGACCGCCCAGGCCGACATGATGCGGGCGGCGGAGGCCGCCGAAAGCGGTTGCGGGGTGTACTATTTGGAGCCAGGCAGCAAGCTTGCCGAGTTTGTCACCGCCAACAATTTCGTCGATTTCATCCAGGGCGATCTCGGTTCCGGCAAGACCGTGGGGCTTTGCCTACGGGTGATGCGGCACATTCAGGAGCAGCAGCCGTCGCCGCGCGACGGCAAGCGCAAATCGCGCTGGGCGCTGGTGCGCAACACCACGCCGGACCTCAAGCGCACCACGATCCGGACCTGGCTCAACATCGTCGAGGAGCGGCTGCATGGCCGGTTCAACTACGGCCAGACGCTTTGCCATCATTTGCGGTTCAACGATGTCGAATGCGATGTCGATTTCATCGGGCTGGACAAGGAGGAGGATGTCAAGAAGTTGCGCTCGACCGAATATACCGGCATCGGCTTCAACGAGTTGCCGTATATTCCGAAGGTGCTGTTCGACGAGGCGACGGGACGGTTGCGCTATCCGCCGCCGGAGGATGGCGGGCCGACCTGGCGCGGCATCATCGCGGATGGCAACGCGCCGGAGGAGGATTGCTGGCTGGCGATGATGACCGGGCAGATCGATCTGCCACCCGGGATGCCCGAACAGGACAAGCTGCAATGGCAATGGCCGCCGGATTGGGGGTTTTTCAAGCAGCCGCCGGCCTTGTTCGAGAGCCTGGACGAGCGCGGCAACGTCATCGGCTACCGCGTCAACCCGCGCGCCGAGAACTTGAAGAACCTGCCGCCGGACTATTACGAAAAGCAGATCGCCGGTAAGTCAAAAGCCTGGATCGATTCGCACCTGCGCAACACCGTGACGCTGGTGGTGGATGGTTCTCCGGTCTGGCCGATGTTCCGCCGCGAATATCACGTCGCGATCGAGATGCTAAAGCCCAAGCCGGGCTACGAGGTCAAGGTTTCGCTGGATTTTGGCCGGGTCTATCCCGCCGCTTTGTTCAGCCAGGAGATCAACGGCCGGCTCAACGTTCAGCATGAGATGCTGGGATTCAACGAAGGCGCCACGATTTTCGCGCCGAAGGTCAAGCGGTTCCTCGAAACCCACTATCCGGGCTGTCCGTTCCGCTGCGTCGGCGATCCAAAGGGGTCCGACAAGGGCGCGGCGACCGAACAGAGCGCCTATGACGTGTTCAAGTTCAACGGCATGCCGGTGACGCCGGCCCCGGTGAAGCAGAACGACATTGCGACACGGGTCGAGGCGGTCGCCTTCATCCTTAACGACAATCCGAGCGGCGTGAACCGGCTGGTGATCTCGCCGAATTGCCGCACGCTGATCGTCGGCATGGCCGGGCGCTACCATCTGGTGCGCGAGGAGGACGGCCAATTGAAGCCGAAAAAAGACAAGTATTCGAACCTGTGCGACTGCCTGCAATACGAATGCCTGGCGCAAGGCGAGGGTCGCCGCATGATCGGCCTCACCCCGGCCAACATGCTCAAGCCGGTGCAATACGCCAAGGTGCGGGGGCTCAAGCGGAGGGTGGCTTAGATGCTGACAAAACGCAGACTATTTGGATTTCTGGCAGGCGCGTCGCTCGCGGCGGTGGCGGCCGATCAGGCTTCGCCCCCAATGTGCGTGGTTTATCCTGATGGCGTAGTTATCGACCCTGGCCCAAATGAGCGCCAGCTATGCGATAGCGGCGAGACCATGCGGCTCATTATGAAAAAAATGGAGGCACCGCTAGTTAGGTTTCGGACCTAATGCCAACTCAGCAGCCCATGGAGGATCAAAGTATTCTTGCAATATCGCTGCTTTAAGTTCCGCCCGTTGCTTCAATTCAGCGGCGTCGTGGGCGGCGGATATCTTTAATAGATGGTCTATTTGATCTTGAGGTAGTGAATTGATTTTCATGGCGAATGTATAACACATGGACGACCCGCTGTTCAACCTCGCCGCCCAGCCCAAGCACTGGCAACTGTGCTTTTCCGAAACCGGTCTCGCGCCGTGGCTGGATCGCCTGATCCCCGGGCGCTTCAAGCATGTCCGCGCGTTCGGCTTCGTGCCGCTGGAACAGCTTTGGATATTCGTCGACTGCAACCCGATCGGCATCCAGGTCAAGGCGGTGCGCGACAAGTCGGCGGCGTTCGATGTGTTGATCCGTGCCTGGACCGCCGGTTGCGAGGTGGTGCTGGTCGAGCATCGCGTGCATCGAAGGTTCTGGCCGGGACTGTATTGTGTCGGCGTCACCAAGCGGCTGATCGGCTCGGATAGCGGTGCGTTGCTGCCGACAACGCTTCATCGCCACTGTCTGGCCACCGGAGGCCGACCGTTCGATGAGCCCGCCAGCAGCGCCGCAACCACAGCCTATCGCGCCTGATCCGGCGCTTGAAGCCATCAAGCTGCAAGCCACGCAGGACCAGCAGAACGCGCTGCAAACCCGCGTCGCCCAGCGCCAGAACGATCTGCTGTTGCGCTACGGCGCCCGCGCCGCCTTCGCCGGAAACAGCACCGGCCCGCTGCGGGTCGGGATGTAGCGCATGGCCAAACTACCAGCCAAGAAATCCGAGAGCGAGGACTATTCCGGGCTGAGCAAGCAAGCCTGCGAACGGCTGGAAGCCTGCGAAAAGCAAAAGGTCGAATTCGATCTCGATATTCGCGAGGCGTTGTTCTTCGCAGCCCCGCATCTGGCGCGCGAAGTGCGCTCGCGGCAGGCGCCGTCGGAAACCAAACCGACCGACGGCTCGACCCGCAACACCTCGATCGCGTCGGAACTGTCGCGCGAATGTGTCACCGAAATCATAAACGCTTTCATGCCGCAGGCCGAGCCGTGGGCCGAACGCCGCCCCGGCATGTTCCTGCCGCCGAATATTCAGAAAGATGCGAAAGAGATCGCGGCCAAGCAAGACCCGATCATTTTCGAGGCGATCCGCGCGTCCAATCTCTACGAGGTCGCGCCGATGGCGTTCGACCCGTACCTGACCATCGGCACCGCCGCGATGTGGATATCCGATCCGCGTCCGGCCGAGAACATCGTGACTCAGCCGATCCCGCTGCGCGAACTGGAAATCAATATCGGGCCGTTCGGCGGCATCGACGACCGGTTCGCCGTGCGCCACACCCGCAACCGCCATGTCGAGGCGCTGCTCGGCGCGGAGATTTTCGCCAAGGTTCCGGCCAGGATCAAGAATCTGATCAAGGACAAGCCGACCGAGCGCACCGTAATCCGCTGGGGCTACTGGCGGCTGTGGGCGCGCCGCGACGATATCTGGTGGCAGCACGTCGTCATGATCGACAAGGACGTGGTGCATAGCGTTGAGATACAGGGCGAGGGCTGCTGCCCGCTGCTGGTGATGCGGTTCGGCGCGTCGCCGGAATGGGCGTTCGGCACCGGTGTCCTGATCGAGTCGCTGGAAGATTTGCGGCTGCTGGACACCATCGAGGCCGACAAGATCGACCACATCGAGGAGCAGTTACGACCGGCCATGGGCTTCCCCGACGACAGCTTTGCCGCCGTGGAACAAGGCATCGTCACCGGCTCGGCCTATCCGATCCGGCCCGGCTCCGGCAAGGATGTGGTCAAGCTCAACGGCGAGGGCGATATCGAGGCCGCGCTGTTCGAGACCGAAAAGATCGAGGAACGGCTGCGGCGGCGGTTTTTCCTCGGCTTCCCAAACCAGCGCGGCAAGACCCCGCCGACCGCGACGCAATGGATCGACGAGATGATCGAGGGCCAGCGCCGCATCGGCACGCCCGGCATGCCGTTCTGGCGCGAGGGCCCGGCCGAGATTTTCCTGCGGTTCAAGTATCTGCTGGAACAGCGCGGCGTGCTGGAACCGGTCAAGGTCAACGGCAAGTCGGTGGCGCTGGTGCCGTACAATCCGGCGCAGCGCGCCGCCGAGCAGCAAGAGGTGGCAATGGCCGCGCGCTTCATCTCGATCGTAGCGCCGTCGTTCCCCGAGGAATTCCGGCTTGAGGTCGATGGCGCCAAGACCATGGCCAATATCCAGGCCAAGATGCGCGCCACCCTGATCGCGTTCCGCACGCCGGACAAGCGCGCCGAGGCCATCGCCGGTATCCAAAAATTGATCGAGGGCCGCCAGCAAATCAAGCCGGCGGACCCAGCAACTGCGGGCAATCAATGATCGACGAAAAGCAAACGATGGACGCCATTAAGCGCATCGCGACAACCAGCGATGGCCAATTAATGCGGCTATTCCTACAGAGGCGTCTCATGGATTTAGCCCCTCTCGGGTCTAGTGGTGCTTTGCAAAGTTTTGAAGGCGAGCGCACGTTCGCGCGCAGATTGCTGAATTTGCTTGACGAAGGCACGGAGCCAAAAAGTGACGGAAGCAGCGAACCCATCTCCCTCCCCAGACGGCAACCCGTCGCCACAGCCGAACGGCGTGGGCTCGCCCGGCGCGTCGAACCCAACGCCGAGTAGCGCGCCGGTACGCCCGGCCGAGATGGCCGACAAGGCGTTCGACGCCTATTTCGATCCGGCCAAGGGCGTCAAGTTTGACGTCTTCACCAAGGATTTCAACGAATTGCGGTCGTTCAAAGCGCAGGACGATCTGCGCCGCGCGGCTGTCCCGGCCAAGGCCGAGGAATACAAGCTCGCTTTGCCGCAGGCTTTCGAGATGCCGAAAGGGCCGGACGGCAAGCCGGTCGAATTCAAGTTCGACGAGACCGATCCACGGCTTGCCCCGGTGCGGGCCTTCGCCCTCGCGCGCGGCATCGACCAAGCCGGATTCTCCGAATTGCTCGCGATCCATGCGCAATACGAGATCGGCGAGATGCAGCAGATCAACGGCGCGCGCGCGGCCGAGCAGGCCAAGCTCGGAGCCAATGGCCCGGCGCGGGTCGATGCGGTCTCGCGGATTCTATCCGCCAAGCTCGGATCGGATCGCGGCGCGGCCTTGATGGACCGGCTGATGCTGTCGAGCGACATCGAGATCATGGAGGATTTGCTCAAGCAGTTCTCCACGCAGGGCGGCGGGCAATTCAACCAAAGCCATCGCGAGAGCCAGAGCGAAGCGTGGGACGAAGAAGCGTACCAGAAATCCGGGCCTGCGGGCAGCACTGCGCGCGTCGAGTACGCCGCTGCGCATGCCCCACGACCGCGAGCCAATTGACCAGGAGCACTGAGCCATGGCGATGCAGACACTTCCAGAATATGCCCGGGGCATGGGCGCCAGCTCTGAGCGCCCGCTAATCGAGATGTTCGCGGGATCGACGGACATCTTCGGGATGCTGCCGATCGCCGGCATGACCGGTCCGATCTGGGAAGGCACCCGGCAGGCATCGCTGCCAAGCCCGGTATTCCGTGGCATCAACGAAGGTTCTTCGACCGGTGCCGGTCATGTCGATCCGTTCCAGGAAGCGTCCTTTATCATGGACCACGACATCGACATCGATAGCGCCATCGTGCGCCGCCAGGGCGAGACCCGGCGCGCACAGCAACGCCAGATGTTGCTCGCCGCCGCCGGCCGGAAGTGGGCCGACGTTTTTGTGGTCGGCGACAACACCTCGAACGCGCGGGAATTCAACGGCCTCCAAGCCCGCTGCACCCTGTTCAGCCGCAACACGCACAATTCGGCCTCGTCGGGCGGCGCGGCGCTGTCGCTCGGCAAACTCGATGTCGCGCTCAATGCCGTGAACAAGCAGAACGGCAATTGCGCGATCCTGGTGCCCTACGACTCGATCCCGCTGTGGATCGCGGCGGCGCGCACTTCGACGCTGACCGGGTTCGTGATCCAGACCTGGGACCAGCTCGGCATGCCGAAAATGACCTATCGCGGCTTCCCGTTCCTGATCGGTTACGAGAAAGACGATCATACGCCGGTCCTGCAATTCAACGAGGTCGCTTCCGGCGGCGGCTCGGCCGTCACGGCGTCGCTCTACATCATCAAGTTCGGCGAAGCCGGTGTACACGGCATCCAGCACTCCTCGCTGTCGATCAAGGACTGCGGTCTGCTGGAAGACCAGATAACGCTTCGCGATCACCTTTCATGGGACATCGGCCTCGTAGACGAAGGCAAATATTGCCTCCACCGCTTGGATAGCTGGACTAACGCCGCGATCGTCGCCTGACGGCGGCGCGAGACACGAAAGCAATAGGAGACCCAGATGGGCCTGCGCACCTACGATTTCGACGCCGATATGCTGATGAAGGACGCCGGTCTGGTCGCGGCAACCGCCGCAGCCACGGTCTCCGGAGCGGCCAAGGTCAAGAATGTCGGCGCCGCGCGGCTCGACGCCGTGCTGGTGGTCGATGTGAGCGCCGTCGAGATTGCCTCGAACGACGAGGAATACGACATCATCGTCCAAGGCTCGAACGACTCGGCCTTCGCCTCGGGTGTCGAGAACCTCGGACAACTAAATCTCGGCGCCACCGAAGTGCGCCAAGGCGGCGCTCAGGATTCCACCACCGGACGCTACGAGCTGCTGTTCACCAATTACCAGGACGACACGGTTTACCAATACCTCCGGGTCTACATCGTGGTGGCCGGCACCATCGCCACAGGTATCAACTTCAAGGCGTTCATCGCCAAACTGCCCGGCCAGTGAGCGGCCGGCGCGGATAACGGAGAATAGACGTGCCAGAGATCGTCAAGGTCTGGGACAACGAACGCACCAACGACGACGGCAAGCCCGATCCCGGCTGGATCGAGATGTACGCCATCCGCGCCCGCGAAGCGCTGAAACGCGGCAAGGGCCGCTACTCGACCGAGCAACCGCCCTCCGACGCCGCTGCTCCTCGGGAAAAGAAGATCGTCCGCGTCATAGCCGACGTTCCGCCCGATCCGATCCCGCAAGACTGGCTCGCGCTATCCTGGCCTGAGCGGAAAAAACTCGCGGTCACGCTCGGCGCCGAGAAGAACTGCACGTCCGACATCGCCAACGCCATCATCGGCGCCGAGGTCAAGCGCCGCGAGCGCGAAGCCCCGCTTTCTGCCGCTGCGCCGGAAACGCTACCGACCAATACCGAGAAGGAGCTTGCACCATGAAACGTAGCGCGCTGATTGTCCTGGCCCTGCTCGCCGCGTTGGCGGCGGTTCCGGCCAGCTTCACCCCGGCCGACGCCGCAGCGGTGAGGATGTGCGCCCCGTCACGAACCGGCGCCGCGCTGGGTCCGTCGCAATGGGCCGCAACCTCAAGCGTGACATATTCGCTCAACGCCCGTGGCTGCGCCCGGATTCAGCAGGCCAACGTCGGCGCCGCCATCGCCGCCGGCTTCTCGGTCGAACCGCCGTTCGGCTCGGTCGCCGTAACCGGCATCACCACATCGGCCAGCGGCAACTTCGTCGACCTTCCGGCCGGCACCTTCATCTCGGCCATCACCGTCGAGGAAACCTCCGGCACCAATCTGGCCGGCGGCATCAAGGTCGGCACCACCAACGGCAGCGCGCAGGTCGTGTCCGCGCTCGGCCTGCTCGCATCCAGCGTCGCCACCACCAGCTCGACGCTGATCCGGGCCTCGTTCTCGCGGACTGTCGATACGCGGCTCTATCTCGATTGCGTGAGCTGCGTGCTGAACAATTCTAGCATCAACATGATCGTGGTTTACGGCTACTTCAACTAGCCGTTACGTGTCTCCTCCCGCGACGCAAACTCGCCCCGGCCTTCTGGTCGGGGCGTTTTTCTTTGTCCTGACCGTGCTGCTGGTGCCACCGATCATCGGGCACCGCGATCTGCCGCGCTGGGCGCTGATCTATGCCGGTGGGCCGATTCTGGCGTTAATTTTTTGCTGGAAAGATAACGCGCCCGTCAAATGGCCCGATCTGCTGGGCTTTGGCTTCCTCGCCTTCACCATGGCCTCGCTGTCATGGGCGCCCGATCCAACGCTTGGCGTGCTGGCGCTGTGGCATTGGGCCGCCCTCGCCGGGCTGTACCTGGTCGGCTCGCGGCTGGTTTCGCTAGAACCTGTGTTGCTCGGGGCAGGCATCGGCATCGCCCTCAACTCCTCGCTGGTGCTGGCACAAGTCATCGGCTTCGACGGCATCCCGCAGAAATCCGGCCCGGCAGGATTATTCGTGGTCGGCAATTATCTGGCCGAGGCCGCAGTCCTGGTGATGGTGGCGCTGGTACTATACCGCCAATATTTCGCGGCCATGCTGTGCCTGCCGGCGGCGGTGCTGCCGATGGGACGGGGCGCGCTGCTGGCGCTGGCGGCGGTTGGCCTCGCGTGGGTTTGGCCGCGCTCGCGCACGCTGGCGGTTTCGCTGCTGGCGGGGCTGGTATTGCTGGCCATCGTGTTGTCGAACCATTCGCCGCATCAATCCAGCACATTACAGCGATTGGACATTTGGCGCGACAGCGTGGCCGGCCTGACCTGGACCGGATCGGGGGCGGGATCGTATTACACGTTGTTTCCCGGCCACATGAAGCGCCACGACTTTTTCGAGAGCCGCCCGTCGCACGCCCACAACGACGCGCTGGAACTGATCTACGAATACGGCCCCGGCGCATTGCTGCTTGGTGCGTTGCTCAGCTTTGCGCTGGCGGGTTCCCTCACCCCGGCGCGGGCGCTGCTGCTCGCGTTTGTGGTGGAGGGCATTCCTGGATTTCCCCTGCATTGGCCGGTCACGGCGGCGCTGGCGGCATTGGCTCTTGGCCATCTATGCCGCGACGGGGCTGTGGTTCGGGGCTTGCAATATTACCGCCGCAATTATGGCCGCATCCGCCGTGCCCGAGAGTTTCGGGACCAAGGCCGAACGCTTCGCCCGGATGCAGGCGGCGGCGCGGCTGTTCCCGTTCGATTATGAACTCCGCTTTGCGCCGTCGAAATTCTGTTCCGAGGTGAGGTGGAAAGGCTCGGCCGAGCCGTGCATGGCGAGCTTAAGGGCCGAACTTGCGGTCAATCCGTTCGCCCACGATCTGCGGCGCAACCTCGCCGGATTCCTGATCCAACTCGACCGCAAGCCCGAGGCCGCCGAGCAAGTGCTGTTCATCATGTCGGTGGTGCCGCATCTGCCGCCGCTGGCGATCCCGGTCAACCAGAACCCCGACACCATGTAGCGGTGCGTTGCTCGCTTTCGTCCGTGGCCGCAGGTTCGCGGCACAGGAACGGAGGCCATCATGGCTGCTGGCGACCCCCCGAATGTCATCGCCTCGATCGCGGCCAGTGCATCGTTGTCCGACGCCATCGATCTGGCCGGATCAAGGCTCGCCCGCATCGAAATGCCGAACGTCTGGACGGCGGCGAACCTGACGTTCCAATCCAGCTTCGACAACGTGACCTTCAACAATCTCTACGATTCCGCCGGCACTGAATACAACGTCACGGCGTCGTCCTCGCGCGCCATCATCATCCCACTGGCCGATTTCGTCGGCATCCGGTTTCTCAAGGTCAGGTCTGGAACGGCGGGTTCGGCGGTGACGCAGGCGGCGGCGCGCGAACTGCGGCTCGTTCTGGCGCCGTGGTGAATTGATGGCGAGCCCACTGCAAAAACGATTGATCCTGCTGGGCGTCAAACCGTCGATGCGGCTGTCTGGCAACACGGCGGAAGACGACGACACGGTAGGCACCGTCGTCGGCACGCTCACCATCCTAGGCCGTACCAGCGGCACGCCGTCGTGGTCGCTGACCGATGACGCCAGCGGCAAATACGCGGTCGATTCCAGCACGGGCGTCGTCACCGTGGCCGACACGCTGACGGCCGGAACGGACACCATCACGGCGGCGGTCTCGGGCGTCACGCCAGCGGTGGCGTCGAAGTCGTTCGATATCACGGTGACGGCGGTTTCCGCCGCGCCCGTTTTGATGGACAGCCAATACATACCGGGACTTTCAGGAGGCTAGGATGCGCAAGTTTTTTGGAAGCTGGATCAAGGTCGTATCGGCCGCCATAATCTTGGCGTTCCCGATCAGCTACGCGATGTCGGATTACACCGTCACGCAAGGCGTCGGCACAACCATCTTCGCCTTCACCTGTTTCACCACGAAGGTCTGTCCGGCCAGCGTGCAGGTCAATTCCGCCGGCACGGAAATTCTCACATCCACCAATCCCGGCGTCGTCAATATCACCAGCGCGGTTGGCGTTTCTCAAGGCTCAACGTCTTCGGGCCAAACCATGTCGCCGATCGGCCTCCGCACGTTGTCCACGCGCCCGACCGACACCACCGCGCAAACCAACATGCCGGTGATGAACATCAAGGGCGAAACGCTGATCGAGTCCAGCAATCTGCCGTATGCGTCGCAAGCAACGCCATATACCGCGAGCGCGAGCGGAACGACCAGCGCCACCACGGCGACACTCGCGGGCGCGTCGTCGGTCACAACCTACATCTGTGGATTTTCGGTGCGGTCAAACGCCACGTCGGCGGCGACCAGCAGCGTGGTGTTAACCGGCGTCATCACCTCGACGATGAATTTCACCCACTGGACCGCGCCGGCAGCGAGCGGCATGGGCATCACCGAAATGATTTTCCAGCCGTGCGTTCCGGCGAGCGCCGCCAACACCAGCATCGCGGTGCAGTCGCCCGCGCCCGGAACCGGCGGATCGGTCACGGTTAACTCCTGGGGATTCAAGCTGTGAGGTTCGGCAAGACGATACTACTCGCGGCGGTTCTCGCTGCGGCATCGTTGCTGTTGGCTCCGGCGTATTCCTATTGGCAATCGCGCCCGCAGGTTTCGATCGCTGCGGCAGGTGCGTGCGCAGGCTGGACTCCTGCCACTCCTTCCGGTCTCGTTGCTTGGTACAAGGCCGACACTGGACGTACTGGCGATCCAATTACGGCGCTGACTGATAATAGCGGCCATGGCTACACGCTGACCAACAGCGGGACTGTGCCGTACAACGCCACCGGTTTCAACGGTTTCCCTGCGATCGATTTCCAAGCTGGCGGGGTGTTGACCACTGCTTCTAGTACCGTTGATATGGGAACTGGAACAACCGGTTCGGTTTTCGTTGCTGGGCAAATGTTAACCGGGACGGAAGCTGACGGCGGCCTTGTTGGTATTGTAAATGATACTCTTAATGACTGGGATTCTAATGCGAGCGTTTCTTGGATTGCGAGAGATGCAACAAACAACGGACTTGCTTATTATCGTAATGGCGATGCGTCCACCCAAGCAATCTCTCTTGCCACCAATTATCGTCTCGGAAATATATTAGACGGAACGAACAGCAAATTTTATATCAACAATTCTGTCGGTTCTTCGGTCGCCTCCGCTAAAAGTTGGATCAGCACCCTTCCTACCGACAGCAATAGTATTGTTATAGGCGCCCGTGTGTTGGCGTTGAGCGTGCCTGATCTAACCCGTGCATGGTACGGGCCGGTTGCGGAGATCATAATTTACAGCGCAGCATTGGGAACCTCTGACCGCGACTGTATGGATGCGTATCTCGTCGGTAGATTTAGTTTGTGACTATGACCAAAAAACTCACCGCCTTCCTCCTAACTACGTTCCTCTCGCTCTCGGCTATTGCTTGCTCCGAGGCAATCCTTCTTAGCGGCGCGCCTAGTGGTGCCAGCACTTGCTGGACAGTCGTCAACGGCTGGACCGATCTTTGCGCCACGGCCGGTACTGGCACATGCAATGCTCTTGGCACGGGGACGCAGACCGGAACGTGCTACACAACGGTTTCAAGCTCCACCGGCAATGACGGCACTTGCACTTCGGCCACAACTCAAGCCGCTGCCGAAGCCGCGCCGTGCCTGACGATAGCCAAAGGCGTCTCGCTGACGCGGGGCAATAAGCCCGATTGGCTGCTGTTGAAGAAGGGCGACACTTGGACCGCCGAGGGGTTTGGCAACGGCATGCCCACGGGGGCCTCCGCGTCCGCTCCTGTGCTGATATCTTCCTACGGCACCGGCGCTAGGCCGATTCTGAGGTCCAATGATTCCAGCGGGAATATTCTTTTCTATGGCGGCGCTGCTGGCAGCTTAGCGGTTGTAGGTCTTGAGTTTTATAACTACGTCGCTGACCCAGCCAACGCAGGGTACGATGGCAATGCGGGCGGCAGGAACGCGATTTCGTTCCTCGCTGGCGCAACTTTTCTTTTGTTCGAGGATACCAAGTTTAGTTTCTACCGTTTTGCTTTCGACATGCAAGGATCGACCTACACCGATGTGCGCATTCGCCGCAACGTCATCGTCGATCAGTATTCGAACAACAATCCAATCTTTGGAAATTCGTCCGGGTTTTTGTTGTCGGGTTATACCGATGTGCTGGTCGAGGAAAACCTGTTCGACCGCAATGGCTGGAATGCGACTCTCATCACGCCAGCGTCGGTGACTGTCACGCAAGCCACGCCAGCCGTGGTGACTTGGACGAGCAATAAGCTTCCGACAATCCCGACGGCGGGCAACCGGATAACATTCGCCTCGTCCGATGGAGGGATACTAAGCGGAACGTCGTACTATGTTTTCAGCAACAACGGAACGACGTTCAAGATCATCCCCGGCATAAGCTCCAGCGGGGTGAAGACCAACGGCAGCCCGGTCATCACTGGAATCGCCAGCACGGCTGGCATGGCGGCTGGCGCGACCGAGAGGCTAGTGACGGGAGTTGGCATTCCGTTCAACACCACGATTGTCTCGGTCGATAGCGGTACGCAGATCACGCTTAGCAAGAACGCCACGGCATCGGAGACCAGCGCCTTCTCGGTCAATCCGTTTTTCGCGGTGAACAACACCACCGGCACCGTGACCAACGGCAGCCCGATCATCACCGGGATCGATACCACGGCGATGCAGGTTGGCGCTGGTATCGTCGCGGTCTTTGGCGGCATTCCTGCGGCGACCACGATCATCTCCATCGACAGCGCCACGCAGCTCACGATGAGCGCCAACGCAACCACGTCTCAAGGCGGGTTCTACGTATCGGTCACTCCAATCGCCCCCGCTGTTTTCTTGAATACGACCGGCGGAACCGGAAACAACACCGCCACTTGGTCGGGGGCCGTGCAAACCGCGTTCAATCATAATTTCTACATCGGGACTTTTACCGATCCCCCAATAATTCTTAGAAAAAATATCATTGCGAATGACTCCTGCGCGGCGCAGCAGCGCAGTGGCGGGACGCAAGATGATAATCTGCAAATCGGCAATCCAATAGCTGCTAACTTTGGGATGCCGGAAGCGCAAACCGGAGTAATAAGCAACAATGTTTACACGGAAGGAATACAGGGTCTAGCTGATTGTGGTGGTGCTGGTGGGCCTGCTCTCATCGCTACTTATAACAGTCATCCGTTCGATGTCGGGACGATGACCTATTATAATAATCTTGTGTTCAAAGCCAATCCGCAGAGTGCGGGCGATTGGGGTCTTCAAATCTCTGGCTCTGGGGTCAACTCCGCTATCAACAATGTGATCTGCTCTTGGGGTGGTACGCCTATCGAGGACTTAGGTTCGGGGACGGTCCTCTCTGGCAATAAGTACAAAGTATCAGCTTGCACCACTAGTGGTTGGACCGGCGGCGAACCGACACTGACCGATCCGACTGTGACGGTCGGAACTTACAACGCTCAAATATCCGGTTGTGGCGCGCTGCCCGCTGGATGCACAGCTACGACGGCGGCGTTTCTCACCAACGCCCGTTCGCAATCGAAAGAGGCTGGCTGGAACGCGGCGTTAGCAGCGCCAGCAGCGAATGTTTATTTCCGAGCCGGGATCGGCATGTCAGCTTATGTGCCGTAGCGTGGTCAAGAGCCGTCAAGGTTTGGATCGTTGCGCCTTTAGTACGGTCGAAAGCTGTCAGGAATTTTTGGAATTCTGTCTTGGTCAAAAATCAGACAGTACCCATACCAACAGAAGCCAAGCACTAAAATAGTGTCTGCCCCAACCCATGCGCCGTAGAACCAGCCGCCATAATCATCGCCAAGAAACCAGCCGATGAATCCGCCCAGGGTCGTGCCGACAAGGAACCAACCGGACATGCATCCAACTAGTTTCAGCATGAAGAACTTTTCGGCCCATGTCGAAGGTCCATTTCGAAAAAAAGCGAAGATGAGACCAAAGCCGACGACCGAAGCAACAATCAGGGATGCGACTGTTTCCATGCCGAGGATTCTGTCTCTTTTCCGCTCCCGCCGCAAGGCCGGTAGCGGTGCGTTGCTGGCAGGGTTAACCCGTTCCACCGTCCGGCCATGCCGATCGACGACAAATTGAGCCTGGTGTCGAGGTGCCTGCTGCTCAAGGGCCAGCGCCAGCCCGTCAGCGAGGACGACGGCACGGACGAGTGGAATGTCTGCTCGGCGGCCTACGACACCTGGTTCGAGGCCATGTTGGAGGACTCGGAATTCAAGTTCTCCACCGAGATTGCCGAACTGACCAGGACCGGCGACAGCCCGGATGAGCATTACGAGGACGCCTACACCCTGCCGACCGGCTGCCTGCACCTGATTTGGGTCAAAATCGACGACGTTCCGCAGGAATACCGCATCGTCAACAACGAAATCCTGCTGTCCTGCGAGACCACCGACGACGTGATGGCGAAATTCGTCCAAGAGGCCGATGTTGCCGACCTCTCCGCCATGTTCAAGACCGCGTTGCAGGAGGCGGTCAACGCCGGGATCGAATCCGGGCTGAAAAAGGACCAAGCCACCGCCGACCGCCATCTCGCCAAGGCCGACATGCTGTTGCAGCGCGCCCGGACCAGGGGCGACCAGCAGGAGGGTAAAAAGGCGCTGTTCATTACCCGGCACAGGACCGCCCGCCAAGTCCGGAGGGGCTGATGGCCGCCCGGCAGGTGATCCGGCAGCGCGATTTCTCGGCTGGCGAGCTCGATGAATATGCCGAGCGCAGCGACGAGCCATTGGTCCGGGCCGGCGGGTGGCAGATGTCGAACATGCGGATCATGACACCACGCGCGATGGAATTCCGCTGCGGGCGGGAGGCGCTGTTTCCGGATCGGGCCAGAGTCGAGGAAATCGATGTTGCCTCGGACACCACATACCGCTTTTGCTTCGGTCAGGGCACCCTGAAAATCCGCGACAGTTCCAACGCCATCGTCGCGGGTGTTGCCGGTATGCCATGGAGCTTTGCCACCGCGTACCAAGTCACCTTTGCGCTGGTCAAACGCAACGTCGTGATCTGCTTCCCCGGCATGCGGCCTCTGACCTGCGCATGGGACGGCGAAACCACCTGGACTATCGCGGATTTTACCTTCGCCACCGATGGCGTCGGCATCGACAAGGTGCCGTTCGCCCGTATTGCCGAGCGCGGCATCACGATGTTAGTGAGCGATGTCACCGGATCGGTCACGATCACGTTTTCCGACGACGTGCTGACCGCCGATCATATCGGCTCGCTGATCAAATGGGCCAACAAGCGGCTGCGGGTGACGGCGGTGAGTACGGCGCTGGTCGGCACCGCGCTGTGCCTGGAAACCCTGCTGATCGTGCAGCGCTTGACCGTGACAGCGGACACCGAATTGGGCTTCGCCATCGACGAGCCGGTGTCGGGATCGGTGACGGAAACCGAGGGCGTAGTGGTCGAGATCGACGGCCCCAACAATTACGTCTACGTGCAATTGCTCAATTTCCGCACCGGCTTCACCACCGCCGACACGTTGGTTGGGCCGTTCCAGCGCACCGCGATCACCGCTACCGCGACCTCGACGCCACGGGCGACAACCGTTTGGGACGAACAGGTATTCGGCGACGCCTATGGCTGGCCGCAATCCTGCAACCAGGACGTTTCACGGCTGATCTTCTGCGATATCCCGAGCCTGCCGGAAGCGATCTGCTGGTCCGCGATCGGCATCTTCAACGATTTCGATGTCACCGCCTTGCCGTCCGGTGCGATTGTCGAACTGATGACCGGCGAGCCGCGCGTCTATCACGTCATGGGCGGATCGGATCAATTCGTGTTCACTTCGCGCGGGGTGTTTCGCATCCCGATCAGCGAGAGCAATCCGCTGGTGCCAGGTTCGGTGACATTCCGCCGCATCACCTCGGATGCGGCCTCGACGGTGCGCCCGGTGGAGACGGCGGAAGGCTTGGCCTTCATCAATGCCGGCGGCAGCCGAGTCATCGGCATTATCCCGACCGGACAGACCGCGCAGCCCTACGTCGCCGACGATCTGGCGGAATGGCACTCGCATCTACTGTCGAACCCCAGCGCCATCGTCGCCACCACCGGGGACGGCGAATACCCCGAGCGCTACCTGATGGTTTTGAACGACGACGGCTCGATTGCGGTCGGGCGGTTCGACCCGCGCCGCAAATGGTGGGGCTGGTTGCCGTGGACGCCGGGCGGCGAGGGCCTGTTCCAGTGGGTCACGTCGCGCGCCGGCACCGTGCTGTTCACGGTCAAATACACCATCGATTCCGTCGACCGTTATCTGGTCGAGGAAATGGACAAGGACGCCTATCTCGACGCTCAGCTGGCCTATAATGCCGTGCCCGCCGCCTTGGTGGCGCAGACCGAGGACGCACTGGACTATCATCCGACCGGCGGCACCGCGATCGGCGACCTGACCAGCGGCGGCGGACTGACCGCATTGGACGACGGCGACATTACCAAGACGGCGGCGCAGGGCGGCGCCAGAGCTGGCACCTCGGGGTTCTATGGCCGGTTGATGACCGTTGCGCAGCCGGTGCGCAGCGCCACGGTCTATGCCAGTTCCGACGCCGGCTGGTCGGACACCGCAGCCGTCATCACCTTCGAATTGCGCGGCTCCAATACCGCGCCGGACGCCACTGGTTCGGACGGCACGTTGCTGAAATCGCTGACGGCGGCTGACGCCAATGCCGGCACCATCACGCTGCTGTCGACCGACCAGGACACCGCCTATCTCTACCATTGGGTACGGATCAGCGATTCCAGCGCCGGCAATATGTACATGGCGCTGGCGACATTCGTACATCCCGGCGCGGTGCTGCAATCCGACAACGGCGGCACCGGTACGCTGTGGATGTTCGCGGGCGGCGATGTCGATGTCATGGACGGACTGTATTATTACGGCACTCGCGAGGTCGACGACGATGGCGACTTGACCTTGGAGGAGGGCGACGATTTTGCCGCCTCGACGGTGCGGGTCGGGCTCGCCTATGACGCCACGTTCGAGCCGTTCATCCCCCATGCCAGCGAGGGCCAACCTGCCAAGCAGACCTTGCACAAACGCAATCTCGGCGAGGTCGCGGTCAAGTTCCAGAATTCCACCGGGTTCAACTTCGGCGCGGTGGGTGGCAACAACCCGACCATCATCGCGGCGTACAAGCAGGGTGAGGACCAGGACGCCGCGCCGCCGCAACGCGAGGGCGTCGAGACCTTCCAGCCGAATGGCTCTGACTTCGATCCGCGTCTGGAACTGACCAAGACCACGCCGGGCACGTTGCGCGTGCTTGAACTGTCCTACGAAGTGGAAATCTGACCATGGGACCGGAAATCGCGATTGGTGCCTCTATCGCCTCCACCGGGTTTGGCGCCTATAGCAAGGTGGCCGAGGGCCAAGCCGCGCAATCCGCCGCCAACCAAAAGGCCGGCGAGTCCGAATTCGCAGCAGCCCGTGCCGAGCGCGCCGCCGAATTCGGCCGCATTGCCGCCGACCAGACCGACGTGGCGTTGCGCGAGGAACTGTCGACCACGTTGGCCAACATCGACGCCATCCGGGCGGTGTCTGGCATCGACCCGGCCAGCCCGACCGGGATTGCGATCAAGGATAAAGAGACCATGATTTCGGATCGCAACCGGCGCACTCAGGTTGCCTCGATCAAATTGCAAGCCGCCGAAGACGAGCGCATGGCGCGCTATGGCCGCGACGTGGCGAGCTATCAGCGGTCGGTCGGCAACTTCGCGCTGAAACAGGGCTACATCGGCGCGGCGGCCAAGGTGGCCGGCGGTATTGCGCAGGGCTACGGGGGAAAGGCGTGATAATCCATGGCTAGTCTCCCGCAAATTCCCCGCCGCCTGAGCGTCGTCCAGACGCCACAGACCCGCAACATGGCGCAGCTTTCGGCCGCCGATGCCGCCGCGCCCTACACGATCTTGTCGAAAACCATGGCGGAGGTCGGCGACGGCTTGGAGAAGGTCGCCACTGTCGCAGCCGAGCAGGCCGGAACGCAGGCCGTGCGCAAGGACGACGGCGGCAATCTGGTGATCGACCGCCAGCCGATCATCGGGCCTGCCGGGGCCGCGTTCAACCGCGCCGCGCGCATGACCTATCTGGCGAAGGTCGAGCCCGAGATCGAGACCAAGGCGACCGAAACACGGCTGGCGCATCCGAACGACCCGGATGGCTTCAAGCAGGCATGGGATTCGTTCTCGAAACAATTCGTCGACAATCCGGATCGCCCGCTCGATCCGCTGGTCAAGCCTTCGATCGACAAGGTGCTGTCGCGCGAGGGTGGGCAGAACTATCGAACCGCATTGGTGCAGGCCGAAAAGATCAACGTCGATGAAGCATCGCGGGCCTACAAGTCGAGCCTGACCGGACTCGATAACAAGGGCGCGGCGCTGGCACGCCAAGGTGGCGTCGGCACGCCGGAATATCAGGAGGTGCAGCAAAGCATCCGTACGCTGTACGGCGAGCTCGCCACCGACGCGCGGTTCAAATACCCGCAGGAGCGCATCGACCAGGAAATCGACGCGATGGCGTCGCGGCACAAGGGCGAGGCCGTGATCGGAAGCGCCATCGGCGTCTACGACAAGGCGACCCCGACCGCCGCCGCCGATGCCCGCAGGCATTTGCAGGAGCAGGCGTGGAATCCGTCGCTTAATCTCACGCCCGCCGAGCGCCAGCAGATCGTGACGCGAGGCATGGCGGCACTGGAAGGCCGCACCTCGGAGAACAAGGCGCTGGTCGACGCCAACAAGAAGCTGGTCGGCGAGACCATCGAGGGCCTTAAAACCACCGCGCCATATGACAGCCGCCGGGTCAACGATCTGTTGCAGCGCAGCAAAGACCTTGGCGATGTCGAGTCATATTACAAGCTGTCGTCCTATCAGGTGTTCCATGGCTGGCGGGCCTCGATCCAAGCGCTGCCAATTCCCGAGGGCCTCGACGCGGTGCGGGCCATGCGCCAGAGCGGCACGCTGGTCGACCGGATCGAAAGCACCGAAAGCCGTGGCAACGCCAATGCGCAGGCCATCGCGTCGAGCGCGCTTGGCTCAGGTCAATTCGTGCGCGCCACCTGGCTCGATATGGTCAAGCGCACGCGGCCCGATCTGGCGGCGGGCAACACCGACGAGCAAATCCTGTCATTGCGGACGGACCGGGGATTGTCCCGCGAGATGATCGGCCGCTACGCCGAGCAGAACCGCGCGCAATTGGAAACCGCAGGCGTCCGCACTGACAACGGCGCTTTGTATCTGGCGCATTTCCTCGGGCCCGGCGACGCCATCAAGGTGCTGAAAGCAGAGCCCGGTCAGGGCTTGCGCGGCGTGGTGGCGCAAGCCTCGATTGACGCCAATGCCTCGATCTTCCAGCGCAACCCGACCGCTGCGCAATTGGTGTCCTGGGCCGAGCGCAAGATGGGCACGACGCCCGGCGGCCTGGACGAATCCCGATTACCGGCGGCGGCACGAACATGGGTCGAGGCAGTGCGGCAGGAGGCCGTCAACGATGTCAGCAAGAACCTGGGCGCGCGCGCGGAAAGCATGGTCTCGACGATGGAAACCGCGATCGGCAAGGGCCGCGCGCCCGGCGATCAGGAGGTCAGGGACATCGCACAGTTGCTGCACGATACCGGGCGCAACGATCTGGTCGAACGGGTCGATACTAAGCTCGCAGGGCTTGAAGCCTCGCGGACGGTGATGCAGATGCCGATCAATGCCCGGCAGGCGTTCCGGGCGCAGATGGCAGCGATGGCGGCGCAGGGCGGCGATCCGAAAACCCGCCGCGTGATCGATACCGCCGAGGACGCGGTTAAATCGGTCGAGGCTGGGATGGCGAAAGCGCCGTATGCCATGGGGGCGGCGCGAGAACTGCACGGCCCGCCTGCGCCGTTGAATTACGACGACCCGGCGGCGCTGTCGGCTGCGGTGACGCAGCGGCGCGGCTTCCGCGAAGTGATCCGCGCCCACGACGGGCCGGGTCAGATTTCGATCTTCAACGGCGACGAGGAGGAGAAGGTATTTTCCGGAACGCTGTTCTCGAACAATCCGAAGCGGGTCGCGGCGGCGGCTTCGCTGGCGTCGTCGCTGCTGGCCGATGATCCCGATGCGTTTCATAAGGTGGCGGGCAAGAAGGAGATTGAGGAGGAGGCGGTGGCGTTCCGGCATTACGTTGACGACCTTGGCATGACGGCAGAGCAGGCGGCGGGCAAGCTGATCCAAGGCCGCGATCCGGAATATCAGGCCAAAATCAGGGCAAACGTCCAGATCAAGGGCGAGAATATCGATGAAGTCCTGAAACGAAAGCTGAGCGTTTCGGACCTGCAAGGCGCATTCGACAAGGTGCCGATTGTGCCGTTCACCGATCCGTCCATTGGCTTTACCCAGCGCCAGCGCGACGAGATGTTCCGCGACTACGCCGAACTGACCAAGGAATTCTATCTCGACAAAGGCGACTTGAGGCTTTCGAAGAAACTGGCGCAGTCGCAACTCAAGATCGTGTGGGGCGCGAGCAGCGTCAGCGGCAAGGACGTGGTGATGCGCTATCCGCCCGAGATGGCGCCCGGCATGGCGAACATTCCCGATGCGTCCCAACTGATCGCCGAGGATGCGGTCAGCGCGATCATGGCGGAGTCCGGCGCGAAAGTGACCCGCGACAAGATCGGGCTGATGCCGATCGCGGGCAAGACCGCCGCCGCGTTCAAGTCCGGCCAGCCGGTGCCGTATCAATTGCTGTGGAACGACGCCGATGGCGTGCCGCGCACCACCAATCCGGGCCGCGCCTTCGTGGTCGATCCGAAAGTGATCCAGCAAAAGCAGAGCGAGCGCCGGGGCGTGCAATCCATCGCGAAGCGCGCGGCGTTTGTCCCCGAGGCTGACCGGACCACGACCGCCGGAGCGCCGTGATGCCGATTGTCGACATGCCGCAGACCGATCCCGGCCTGACGCTCGACACGCCGAAGAGCATGGCGATGACGCCCGGCGCGATTGGCGAGGCCGTCAAGCCAAAGGATTTCAACCTTGGCGAACTGACAGCCGCGACGTTCAAGGCCGAAAACACCATCGGCTCCTATCTGGCGTCGGAGCAACGCTACCGGCTGGACAACGATGGCATCGACCCTTGGGCCGAAATCAAGGGCACGCCATACGAAGCCAATTTCGACAGTTTCACCGACGTATTCAACCGCGCCGACTTCGATGCGGTGAAACGCCAGATCGACGGCGAGCGCGAGAACCGCAAGCTGATTGACGCCGCGCCGGCATGGGCCACGCTGCCGCTCGGCATGCTCGCCGGCACGCTGGACTGGCCGACGCTGTTGCCAGGCGGCGCGTTCATCAAGGGGGCCAAGGGCGGGTTTTCGGTGGCGAAGTCTGCGCTGAGCGTCGGCGCTGCTGCTGGCGTCGGCGTGGCGGCGCAGGAATTGGGCCTGCACTCGACACAGGAACTCCGCACGCCGGGCGAGAGTGCGGTCAACATCTCGGCGGGCGTGGTGATAGGCGGGCTGCTCGGATCTGGCGGCGCAAGGCTGTTGAGCCATGCGGAATGGACCTCGGCGGTGCGCAGGCTGGACGACGAATTGCTGTCGACCACGGCCCCAGCGCCAGTGATGCAGGACACCGCTCCGGTCTCGCTCGGCGCGGCGGCGCTCGGCAACAAGACGCTGGACGAATTGACTATCGCGGGAGCCGTCGCCGGGCCGGTGGCAAAGGCTACCGCTTGGACCAATCCCGGCCAGCGCTTGCTGCAAAGCCCGAACGAAATCAGCCGCGATGTGGCGCTTAATCTGTCCGAGATGACGCAATATCTGCGCGGCAATCGCGATGGCATGGCGACGCCGCAGGCGGTGGAAACGCTGCGCAAGGAATGGAACGCCGGGCTGATGCAGGCCGAGACCGCGACCGATGCGGCCTATAAAGCCTATCGCCAGCGCGTGGGGAAGGACGCTTTGAGCAAGACCGCGTTCGAGGACGAGGCCGGGCGCGCGGCCTATCGCGGCGACACGCACGAAATCCCCGAGGTGGCACAGGCGGCGCAGGCTTGGCGCAAGAGCGTGTTCGATCCGCTCAAGGACGAGGCGGTTAACCTGAAACAGCTGCCCGAGGACGTATCGGTGGATACAGCTGTTTCGTATTTCTCCCGGGTGCCGAACCGGATCAAGATGCAGGCTGACGAGCATGGTTTCAAGAACGCGGTGGCGGAATGGGTGCATCGCAGCGCGCCACGTTGGTTGTCCGAGTTCGAAGCCAAGGCTGCCGAGCGGCTATCCGAGGCACGGGCCAAGGTCGACGGCGCTGGCGATGGCACCAAGGCTGCGGCGCAGCGTGCGTTGCGCGACGTGGAAACCGAAATCCGTACCGAACGCGAGGCCAAGTTCGGCGACGCCGACGCCACATGGGACCGGGCGCGCAAGGTGGCCGACGAGGTGTTCGACAAATACACCGGGCGCTCGGCCTCCGACCCCGGCCAAATCCGTCCCGAGTTCATCAAAGTAGGAGCGCGAGGTCCGCTGCAAGGCCGCACCTTCAACATGCCGGACGAATTGCTCGACCCGTGGATGGAACACAACATCCGCATGATCGGGCGGCGATACCACCGCATCATGGCGACCGATGTGGAACTGACCCGCAAGTTTGGCGACCCGCTGATGGCGGAATCCTTCACCAAGATCAAGGACCGCTATCGAGAACTACGTTCGGCCGAAACCAGCGAGAACAAGCTGATCGGGCTGGAAAAGGCCGAGCGCCAGGACATCAACGACCTTGAAGGCATCCGTGACTTGCTGCGCAACAATTTCCCGCAAAGCCAGGCCGCGATGGATTACGGCCACATCCTGCGGATCGCGCGGTCGTTCAACTATATCCGGCTGATGGGGCAAGTGCTGCTGTCGTCGCTGCCGGAAGCCCCGCGCACCGCCATGGTGCATGGCCTCACCCCGTTCATGGCGGATTCGTTCTCGGCGCTGCGCAACCTGCCGGCGGCCCGGATGAGCGTGAACGAGGGCAAGCTGGCGGGCAACATCTCCGACCGGGTGCTGGCGCATCGGCTCGCGACCATCGCCGACATCACCGACACCTACACCTCCAAGGGGCCGGTGGAAAAGTTCATGGACAACATGACCACCGTGGCGTCGAACTGGAACGGCATCCGGATATGGACCGACGGCATCCGCTCGATCTCGACGGTGGTCTCGCAGAACCGCATCCTGCGCGCGGCGACCAAATGGGACACCGCCAGCGCCAAGGATCGCGATTTCCTGAAATGGACTGGCATCGATCAATCCATGGCCGGGCGCATCGCCGAGCAATTCGCCGCCCACGGCGAGACTCACGAGCGGGTGAGGGTGGCCGGGACCGAACGCTGGACCGACGAGCCGGCACGGCGGGCCTATCGCGCGGCGCTGAACAAGGACTTGGATTCTCTGGTCGTCACCCGGTCGGTGGCCGACATTCCGCTGCTGGCCAACACCGAGCTTGGCCGCACCATCGCGCAATTCAACACCTTCAATCTCGCGTCGCATCAGCGCATCCTGCTGCGCGGCTTACAGGAAGGGCCGACGCGTTTCCTCACAGGCGTCGCGGCGCTGACCGCGATCGGCATGCTCGGCACCTATCTCAAGGCTGTGGCTGGCAACCGCGTCGACAAGCTGCCAAACTTCGCCGACAATCCGGGCTGGTGGATCGGCGAGGGCTTGGATAGCTCCGGCGTGTTCATGTTGCCGTTCATGCTGGCCAATGCCTCGGAAAAGCTGTCAGGCATGAACCCGATCCGGGGGCCGATGAAGGTGTTCGACGAAGGCCGCCAGGGCTCGGAGCGGATCAAGGGGCGCAATGTCTCGTCGGTATTCGGTCCAATGATGGGAATGGCCGAGGATGTGCTTGGTATGCCACAAGCCGCCGTAAGCGCCGCCAAAGGCGAAACCACGCAGGGCCAGCGCAACGCGATGGAGCGGCTGATCCCGTTCCAGTCCTACGCCGGGGTGAGGCAAATGTTGCGATATTTTGCCAACCCTCCTGACGAATAGCGGTGCGTTGCTGAAAATCCAGCATGGCGCAGTCTGCGGCTTGTCCTTCGGGATCGGCGGGGCTGCGGATGCCTGGACTTCGGTCCAATCGAGTGTCCACCCCGTCGTGAAAATGGGTGCGCTGGCCAGGATGTGACCCCTGCCAGCGCTGATCGGGATAAGATGGTCTAAAGTCCCGACCGAATTGCGCATGATATACTCAAGCGCGCTCGACCTCGCAAGCCGTCCCATCAAATGTTGCATCGGCCCGGCGTTATCCGGGGATGAAGCGCGGGCTTAATCCCCCGGGCCGGGCAAATGGTGGACGGCATCATGCCCGCATCCAGGACTTGAACGGCGTTGTATTGCGTGCCGGGCGGCTGGCCACCGATAAATGGCATCCTGGGTATACGCGCTATCCGATCTCCTCAGCACCGCTTGGCTCTCAGCCGGGATAGCGGGGAGCGGGCTATTGGCTTGCGGTGCGTTGCTGACGAAGCCGGTCCGCGCACTGTGGCGGCATGACGGCAATACCCGCCTTGCCAGATTCAGAACGTCGCACCACAGCCGTCATTGCGGACTCGGTCGGGCCGATCACCATCGACTTTGCGATCTACGGCAACGGTACTGACTTCTCCGATTGGGTCGCGGTTTGGGACGATGGGGTAAAAACCACCCCGATCACCGACTGGACGCTGGATAGCCCATCCGGCTCGCTCGCAACGCTGCCCCGCCCAATCACCGACGCCCGGATCACCTTCACCACCGCGCGCACCGGAACTATCGAGATCGAAGGCGCCGACAGGCCGCAACGGGCCACGCAAGTCACAGAAGGCGGCGGTGTGTCGGCTCGCGCCTTCAACCAGGCCATCACCCATATCACCGCCAGACTGCGGGAAATCTGGGACGTGCTGCGGACCCGCACGATCTATGCCATCCCCGGCGAGGCGGTCGACTTGGTGCTGCCGGTGGTGGCCGACCGGCAGGGCAAGGCGCTGACCTTCGATAGCGACGGCGCGCTGACCGCGACCACGCTCGATGCTGTCGGCACGGTGGTTGCAAACGACACCATCACCGATGCCTTCCTGGTCAATATGGCGGGCGTTTCGGTCAAAGGGCGCGCGGCCAACTCGACCGGCGACCCTGCCGACATCACCGCCAGCGCCAACGGTCAAATCCTGGTCCGGCTGTCGAATGCGTTGGCGTTCAGCACCATTACGGCGGCGCTGGATTCGGTATTCGGCTCAACCCGAGGAATGATCCTGCGGCGCGAGACGGCGGCATGGGCGGCATATGCGCTCGGCACCGCGACCCATGTGCTGACCTCGAACGGCACCGACGCCGCTTGGGCGGCGGCCACCACGGCATTGCCGCGCGGCTTCCACAGCGGCGGCATCCTCTCGAACGGCACCGACGCCACCAACGACATCAACAACACGGCGGGTTCCTGGCGCGACATCACCAACACCGCCAATATCACGGTGTCAGCACAGGGCAAGCAGCTCGACCAGAATTGGGCGCCGGGCGGAACCTCTGGCACGCCGCTGGGCGGGCGCAACTCGGCGGCGGCCATCGCGGACGGCACCTATCACTATTTCACGGTGTCGAAAGCGGACGGCAACGAAGACAAGTATTTCTATAAAGGCGTGGCCGGGACCGATCCCGACACCGCAGCCTATGCCGCGACCGTGCTGGCGGCTGTCAACGCCGAGGCCAACAAGACCGGCGCGGATTATGTCTATGCCCGCAGGCTCGGGTCACGCGTTCGGGTCGGCGGCGCGATCCAGGGCTTCATGCAATACCGCAATGAAGTCGTGCTCAATACACCGGTAGAGGAATTCAGCGCAGCCTATGCCGCCGCCACCGCCGTCAATCAGGTTATCGATAACGTGCCGACCGGCATCAAGCATCTCGTCACCATGAACGCCATCTTGATCTCGGCGACGACCGGCGGCGGCGGCTACAGTTACTTTTCATCACTCGACAGCACCGACTCGGCCGCCAGCGGAACCATCCACAGCGTTCAAGCCACGACCAACGACGCTGATGGGTTCTCGTGCCTGGTGCGGGTCAGAACCGACAACAGCGCGACGATCCGCACTCGCACCAACATAACCGGCGCGGCTGACGTGACACGCGGAAATCTGACTAGCTGGATCGATCCGCTCGGAGAGGATGTGTAGCCATGGCTCTACCAATTCCAAAATCCTATCAGCAATCCGTCAAGCAATGGCAGCGCAGCGAAACCAGCCTCAAGGGCGTGCATCCCGATCTGGTCAAAATCTATAGGCGCGCTGTCGAAATTTCCGAACTCGATCCGGTGGTGACATGCGGCACGCGCTCGGTAGCGGAGCAACGAATTCTGGTCGCCAAAGGCGCGTCACGGACCATGAACTCTCGGCACATCCCCGGCAGGGACGGATTTGGAAAGGCCATCGATGTTGCTTTCATCTTCGGCCCCGATCTGCGTTGGGATGGCCCGCTGTACAAGCAGTTTTCCGGTTGCATGAAGCAGGCGGCGCGGGAGTTGAAATTGAGCGTCGAGTGGGGCGGCGACTGGCGGTCATTTTGCGACATGCCGCACTTCCAGTTGCCGAGTTCAATTTATCCATAAGGAGCAGCGAATGAATCCACAGGTCAGAACCGGAGTAACACACTTAGGCACCGCCATGGGCGGGGCTGTCGCCGCTATCGCATTCATGTCGTCGCACAGCGTCGATCTCTACGCGATCTGGAATCAATTGAATGAGGTGATTGCGGAGATGACGAAGCTGGTTGCCATGGTGACGCCGTTCGCAACCGCTGCTTATGGCATCTACAAAGCCTCAACCAAGTCCAAGATTCTCGACATCGCCGCAAACCCGAATGCTGCGGCAGTCGCAGCAACTCTCCCGCCAACTCCCGAAATAGTCGCAATTGCCGACGCCCTCAAGAAACAGGTGTGACATGAAAAAGCTAATCGTTCTTGCTTTCGCGCTCAGCCTTGCGGCCTGCGCTACGATCCAAAATCCGTTTAGCCGCGATGAACTTGCGGCCATCGAAGCTAGTGTTGGAACAGCCGTAACTACCTTCAACGGCTACAAACAACTCTGTGCCGATCGGATCATCCCGCCATCATGCCGGACGGCGGTCCAAGCCGTGCAAGTACATATCCCGCAGGTGCGTGGTGCGCTCAATTCCGCCCGCAACTTTGTCAAGAACTATCCGCAACTCAGCCCGGCGGCTTCTATTGGCGCGGTGCAGGCCGCCCTTGGCGATTTCCTGGCCGCACAATCAAAATATGGAGTGAAATAACATGCTCGCAGTTATCGATGTTGTTGCCTCCCTGTTGCTGAAATTTGCGCAGGCGGCTCCTACCATCATCCAGACCGTGAACGGTGTGAAGCCGTTTGCCACGCAGCTCATCGGCACAATCTCAGGCAAGAGCGAGATCACCGAGGCCGAAGCCGAGGCTTTGCACGCTTTGGTCGATGCCGCGCTCGATGAAGCACAGCAACCGTTGCCGCCAGCGCAGCCCGGCGATCCTGATTTCAAGGGGTGAGTAAGAAGCGGGCCGACCGTAGCGCTGAAACCGTTACGGCCAGCCCTGACCACCATAGAAGGATAGCTTCCACGATGGCTGATGGCAATTCAAGCATAGACGACAGGCAATGGCACCTAGATAAAAAGGTTCCGCTGGCGCTGATCTTGGCAATTATGATCCAGACAGGCGGCGCGCTGTGGTGGGCATCCGCCGTGTCCGAGCGGGTGAACTTTCTTGAAAAACAATTGACTATGTTCGGCCCACAAGAGGGCAGGCTTACCAGAGTTGAAGTCAAGATCGAGGCCATTCAGGAAGGCATCTCCGATATCAAGCGGTTGATCCAGCGACCGGGCGGTTGATCTGGCCTGCATTTGTGTGATGTTTATGCAGGCGGCGCGACCAGCTCAGTAGCCAGTCCAAGCTGGTCGCCTTCGCCGCAGCACCGAGATTCCACAGTCGAAATTGGCCGCGTGTCAGTTGGATCTTCCAACAACGCAGCCGTCAAGCGCGCCCTGACTATTGGACACACTAGATCGCGTACAATCCGTTTCGCCAATGAATTAACGAACGTAACAGATTTGTCCTGTCGTGGCTTGAACCAATCGACGGCTTCCACAATCGGCGGATGCTCTTTAAGGAAGCCGCGAATTTGCCCCTCAACGATAGGACGGATGATCTTTTCTAGCTGGTCCATTATTTCTCCGTCTGCGTTGACTGCTGATGAATGTGAGCTGGCGGCATCATCTCGGCTAGTAGCTTCCTGCCGCGCTGTTTTAGATCGGTGAGAACTTCGGGAGGTACTGAATCCTGCACCAACCCGCCAGCGATCTCGCGTAGCTCTCTGACTTGATCGCTCTGCGCTGGCGCGGGAGAGTGAACTAAAGCATATTGCTCGGCAAATTCCAGAATGTCAGATACGGTCTGGCTCTTGCTCTGAGCTAAATGTTCCACGCCGCAATTGTCGAGCATGTTGGCCGCTTCGCGTTGCCAATGGAGTTGATCGTCGGTTCGAAATGGTAACTCCTCTTTCGCTGGCGCGGGGTGATTTGCTTCCATCCAAGATGAATCGCGGTCATGAAGTTGATCGCGGATTGAAGTTGGCGCGGGGGAGGTTTGCAGGGCGCGGATGGCTGGGAAGCAATCTTGAACTTGAAGCAGTCGCGCCCGATGTGTGCCGCCTGGGTAAATAACATTTTCAACTGTACTTAAATTGCCATAGCACCATAGCGCGTGAAGCAAATCGAACGGCACTAAACGCATTGCGCCCGGTTTATGTGGCTCGATTTCCGTTCCCAGCACTTCCTCTCTCGCTTGTGAGGGTGATGTTTTGAGTGCGTCTAAGATTCCCTTCGCTGCTTTACCGTAGTCTGGTTCGGGGGCGAGGAGGGCTGCGAGGGACGGGCAGGCAAGAATAGCGCGGGCTTGTCGGAGATTTAAGTTTCGGTTGGCCGTTGAAAGAGCAGGAAAGTCCCACGCAATTTTGTCCATGCCGTAATGTTGGCGTGTTGCGTTTATGAGTGCCAGCGCAATCTCCACCACCATCTTCTCTCTCTCGCTATCGCTGGTCATGGGTTCTCCGATTGGGTAGGGGCAATGCCAAAAATCTCGCGGCACCGCGCGCAATTGACGTGCTTGAACCATTGTGTGTCGCCCTCAAAAAAATATTTGTGTTCGCCGCCGCCCCCCTTGGGGCTCCAGCGCTGTCCGCAATGTGCGACAAATTCCCGGTCGGGGGTGCCATATCCTTTCTCAAAGGAAAGAATGTGCAGCGTTGCATTCGTCGGCGGCAGAGGCGTATTGCCGTCCGGTAGTTCAACGTCTTTGAAGGTGAGCGTGCCGCCAGGTAGATCAAAAGAAATGTCCTGTTTCATGACCTTCCCCCACACTTCCTAATCACGCCGCTGTTTCCCTGTGCGCTTAATACATATTCTGGCCCGCTCTTGATGGGTGCGGCGACGGTCGCGAGCGCGCTTGCCTTCGTATTGTCGTTCCGGCTTCTTCATGGTCAGTGACCACTCTGCTGCTGGTCAAATTCACCGCTGCGAATTTCCTTCGCGCGCTGATTGGCGTGTTCCAAAAGTTTGCCGTCTAATTCAAGCGCGATGCGCTCGCGGATCGGCGCCGGAAATACACCGATGACGCACGCCGCCGCGCCCATGCAGGCCACTGCGGCTTGTTCAAGGGTTACGTCGCCATCGCCGATTGCGCGCAAGAGCGTTCGGCACAGTTCATCACGCAGATCGTTTTGCTTTTTCATTCACCCCTCCATCGTCTTCCTAATCACGCCAGCACCATGACGATGACTGCGAGGGTTGCGATGATCGCAGCGGTCAAATCATGTGTTGCCAGGACAAACCCAAACCAAAAGAAGATCAGCAAGAGTATGTCTGAGCTCCGCAGGCGTGGGGTCGGTTGGCGTTGTTGTATGGTCATCTGCATTTCCTAGCCACGAATGCGGTCTTGGATACCTCGGAGAAGGGTCTCGATGCCACGCTCAGTCAGAGGCGGCTCGGTCACATCTTTTCCGGTTAGGAGTGGATCGAGCCAGCTTGTCGGGACAAGCCTCGCACATCGCTCGCGCTCATCTGCGCGCGCCCTCGCGATTGCCGCGTCGATTGTTTTGGTCTCATCGCTTCTAAGATCAGGGGCCGTCATCTTCATCTCCTAGGCCGCATAGAGCGGCGATCAACGCAGGTCATATTCCTGCATTGCCGCTCGCATTCGCATTGCGTTGGCGCGTTGTTGTGGGGTGTATCGACGTTCACGCTCATTGGTCGGTACGAAATCGATTGCTACGTCTGACTTGTATTTTCGTTCCTCGAATTTCTCGGCAATCAAGGCGTGCCGGATCATGTCGAATAGCGATGGACGCCAATACTCGTCTGCGTTATCCGGCGGGTCGAGACCAGGAATGCGGCGAACACTCTCCCTTTGGTAGAACTCAGCGTGACCACGGCACGACCATTTCAGTCGCTCACGATCTCCCCACGGTGGCAGTAAGATCGAGCCAAAGGCTGGCTGATCGCAGCCGCGCCATTTACACATCGGTCGTTCTGGACAATCACAAGCCATAAATTCTCCTGCGCTCAGGGCGCACGAATGCAGCTCAGTCAGCAGCGAATGGATTTTCGTTTGGGCATGGCCGCGACGTGATGTAGGAGCCGTCTCGGTACGGACCAAGAGCATCAAGCCATCCCTTTCCGTCGCAATCTCGACGCTTACGCCGTCCGCATGTCTTGCATTCAATTTCGGTGTCAACTGGTTCGACTATTTGCATTGCACTTCCCTCTCCTTAATGTGGTGCAATAGAAACAATCAGGGCGGCGATGCCCCATGATTGCGGCCATGACGGGCGAGGAAATTTGAAAAGATCAAACATTCCAGCTAAGACCCACAACCTGATAACGAGTAGCGCGAACGGCAGATCGATAAATAGTTTCATTATTGTACTGATGATAATTTTGACGACCGTTTCGTTCATTTCAAAATCCTCTGCTCTGTCGGCCCATATGGGCAGGCCGCTACGCAGCTTGCGATTTGGCTCGAAGTTGCTCGATCACGTAGGCAGCCGCACCTTGGCCATTGTCACGGTCGTAGAGGCGCGGATTGAGTTCGTCGCCTTCGATCCGGACCTTCATCACGCGGCCCTTGAGGTAATCGAAGTAGGTGTTGTCCGCTAAGAGTGCGCGGGCTTCTTCTGCTGTCATCGGTTCGGGATTGTAGTGCATGAAGCCCATACCTTGCGGCTTGGAGGCGTTGTAAAGCGCGGCCAGCAGTTTGCCCTTGTCGATTCCAGCGGTAGAGATGTTGCCTTGCATTGTCAGTCTCCTTTGGTTGTTGGTTACGAATGCAACTCACATTGCCGCGTCATCACCGCAGCTCAGGTCGCACCCTTGTTCGCCATCGCCTTTAGACGTGGCAGGTGTTTCGCCATAAGGCAGTCGAGCTTGTGTTCGACCAATTCAGTTGATGGTCGCTGCGCCATTTTCCTGCTCGCACTGTCGTTGCCGCCGCAATGGTTGCATTGATAAAACTGGTGCGGAGTTAGGCCAGCCGCGCGATCATGCCGCGTGAATTGCGTGCGGATCATCTCGTAGAGCAGGGAGCCGAAGGTAAGGTCATCAGACCCAGGCGCTGTGCAAAGTGCTTCTTGGCTGTCTGGCACAGCGATAATAGTCCGCCGCTTCTTGTCATAAACGAGCTTGCCACCCTGGCCGGGCTTCACATCAATCGGAACGTCTTGGTCAGGCATTAAAATCTCCATTGCATTCATGCGCAGTCAACGCCGCACAATTTCGTGGGCTAGCTGCATTGCTGCGTCGTCCATCGGCAACTCGCCATAATCGATCATTCGATTGCGCCAGCCGTGCCAGAATGCGCGGCCTCGGTTCGGCCCCGGCTCCGGGTCGCCGCGCACGGCAGACACATAGCCTTCCACGATCTCGGCTTGGTCGAGGCTTTCAAGATCGTCCTTGGTGCGAACTGGTTCAAAGCGCACTGCGCTCTCCTCAAGATTCCAAAACTGCGGCGAACAAATTGTCTTCGGCTATCGATTCAACTATTTCGGTCAGAAGAGCGTGGAGGCTCATTTCGCGACGTTCTGCTTCGGCCTTCCATGCGGACTTGGTTGTCCCTGACACTCGACAGGCCATGTCGCCGCCCCAATCCGTTGACTTCCATCGTCGGTAATACCGCTCGACAGTGTTCTTCGGAATACCGCAACTAGCAGACGCCCCACGCAGACTGAGGCCCGCTTCGTAAGCATCTCTAAGGGCCTTAACTCTCTTGGCGTTAATTCCATTCATCTCCGTCTGCCCTTACGTTCCGTCAGCGCAGCGCACGCAACCTCTTTCGCGGAGCTTGATCGCGCATGTACCAATCAATGAATGCATTGAATTTGTTCACGGGCATTCTGATGCCTTGCGTTGGGGCATGACCCGATTTTTGCTCGCGTATGGAAACATGGTAGCCGTCCGTCAAAATCCAAAAGTCTCCAAGCGATTTGTTATCGCTGCGGAGCGCTGTAACTCCGCGTTGTCCACTATCGCCTTTTGCATTACACGGTTTCATCTGTTTCCCTTTTTCTGGTCTGCACTCACACGCTGTTACCGCAGAGAAGCGCGGGCGCGTTCGAGCGCTGCGCCAAATGTTTCGGGGTACGAAGACACAATCCGATGATCTCCCAGCATGTCGCGAACATCTCCGGAATAGAGGACGATATTGGTCTCGCCCATAGCTTTGAGATACTGGGCGACTGCGCAGCGGTCGGGTTGAGTAAAGCGATATTCCATCTCGGGCGGCTGCTGTTCGAGCCACGCCATAAATCCGGCCAAGGATCGCACGGCAGGCTTTGTCGTTTTTTCCCATTTCGGATCGTAAAGCATGTCAGTCTCCTATGTTAAACTCGCCGCGCCACGCCGCGCCATGCGTTAAATCGACGGGTCAATCGTCATCCTCTGCGGCATCGCTTCCGCTAGTCGTGTGACGTTTCGGTTTTGCTTGTCGCTCTTGGAGCGCTTGTCTGCCTTCTTCGGCAACAATTAGAACGTGATGGAGAGCGTGGTTTAGTTCGGGCTGCAATCCATGATCGTCATCCAGTCTGGCAATGACGGTCAGGATGCGAGTTGCTGCACCAAGCGAGTGCGACAAGCTGTTAATGGTATGGTCAATGTCGCTCATCGCCATGTCTCCGATTCTGGATACGGACGCTCAATGCTGCGCCCTGCGGTTATTCGCCGAGTTGATGACTTAAACGGCATTGAAATGATTGAGGGAGTGGCTAACGTCCCGTCAATGCATCGGCCGATTCTGCCCTGTATCATCAATGCCATGTTAGTCGAGGTAGTCATGCGTGTTCCTGCGATGTCCAAATTCACTTCGTTCCGCTCTTGTTCCTGAACGCAACGCGCTTGTGTTGAACGCCGACGACCTTTTCAGCGGTCCCGCGCGAATAGCGTTGGGTCATTGAGATATCGCTGTGAGTCGCGAAATGCTGGACGTGGTGCAGATCGGCTCCAGCGTCCGTGGATTCGCTAATCGCGCCTGCACGGCTGTCCATGTTGTAAACCGCGTCGGGGATAGCGCAGAGCCTCGCCAGCCGTCGCCACTCCCCACGATAGGCACCCGCCGTGTACGGAAGCGACGTATCCTCTGAAACGACGACCGGGCCGGACGCTGGTAAAAGCTCACGATGACCAATCAGAATTATTGACACTTCCTGCGTAGCTCGATCGGTCACCTCATGCTCAGCGACACAGCCCGGATATCTGATGTTCAATTCTTCCACGACCATCGGGGCGTTCTTTAGATCGATCTCGATTTCCTTTTGCCGCTTGCTGGTGACATGGCGCAGGATCAGGTTCTCGTCGATTTCCTCCCAGCGAAGCCCCCGCAGCCATTTGGCGTTGCCGGACGTGGTGGCAGATATGCCAGGCTCTGAGATTGGCACCCATTCGCCGATCACGTCTTTCTGGCGAAACATCCCCTCGAATTGGAAGCCCTGGGCCAATGCAATCGAGGCTCGGTCTTCCTCATGTGCCTTTGCGCGGATCATCTCGGCTTGTTCGTATGTCAGCCGTTCGTTTCTCGGCTTGGCATTCTTGAATTTCATGCTGTGGAGGATGGCCGAAATTCTGGCACATTCATCGCTCTCAAGATAGGTCGAGCCAAAGCCCATCAGAATGCGTAGCATCGTCATACAGGAATGCGCCATGGCAATCCTGGGAAGGCCACCTGGTTTGGCTGGCATCGACCATTGCTCATGCAATCGTTTGAACTGCCGCACCTTCAAGTCTGCGACCTTCTCGCCGCCTATGTCGGCCTCAAGCCGTTTGCATAGGCTGTCGTAGTTCTGCCGCGTGAGATAGCGAGCCCGGAGATAGGGCGAGTCCGGGTCGTTCTTGTAGCAATGGATCAGGCTACCAACGGTGTCGTCAAAGTTGGTTACAACCGTAACGCCACCACGGCCCCAGATCAGCATCGCGGTTTGAAGCTCGTTGCAAGTGTGCTGGATATATTCGACGGCCTCTGGCGTCAGGTCGTCCTCAGTGCCCATCCATACCCGGACATATTTCGGCAGATAGCCGCGCAGCTTTAGATCGGTGCGGGCCTGCCACTTGGCCATCCAGCGGTCATTAATGAGCGGACGCCAGACGATGCCTGGGGCGTTCTCGATCTTGGGGGCGATGCGGGTCATGCCAATTCAATCTCTTCTTCGCCGCCGTGGTGCTGATCCCTGATCCGCTGTCCCTTGTTCGGGCCACCAATGATCTTCATATCAAGGCGAAAACAACCGCCAGCGGCTTGAAATAAACGACTTCTTTCGATGTGCGTGACTTCGGCAATGCCATCTGGCTCGACGATCCGCACGCGATCGCCAATGAAAAGTTCTTTCACGGGTTTGCTGGTCTTAACTTCGGTCATTAGTCTGTCTCCGCCAATCGGTTAAGCGATAAGCCCAACGCCTTGCTGATCTTTACGACATTGCGGAAGCTTGGATTTTTGACGTAACCACTTTCAATTTGTGAAAGTAGCCCATTCGAAATCCCCGTCTTGTCTTCCAAGTCGCGCAACGTGAGACCTTTACCGGCTCTAGCGAAGGCGATAGCTTCATGCAGTTTCATGCTTAACATACTTAGCTACCGCCGCTTAACAAGTCAAGCGCTCTTGCGCATTTCCTGTGGAATAAGTCCCTGTCTTTTCGACCAATAGAGCTGCACCGCAGGCCAGTATCGACGGTTACCCCACATCGGGTCTTTCTGCGGGAAGCCGCTCACCTCGTTCTTATCCAGCACCTCGATAGCCTGCCGCGCGATCTTCTCAGGCACTCCCGAACGGCGGATCAGCTCGGCATCCGTTACCCATAGGGTATCGTGCCGATCTGGGCTGCGTTCTTCGGTGAGTGTAGGCTGGTTCATGTCTCGACTTTGGCCTCGGCGATGGCTGCGCGGTTTGCTTTGAGCGCTGCGAGCACTTTGGCATGATGCGATTTATCGTCATTCCGCACCGCGCTCTCGATCACCAGCATGAGGCGATCGATTTCGATACCAGCCGCCAACATGTCAGGCGCGGCGGCGAACAGGTTGGCGTTAGCTTCCCAATGGTCGCGCAAATCTGCTTGGCAGCCAGTCGTGGCAACCGTGTCATCTTCGCCAGCCACAACGCGAGTCGCGGCGCGAGGATCAACACGATACGGCCCTGGTGTATGTTGTGCTTTGCTCATGTCAAATTCCCTTGCATTGATCCGTTGTCAGGGCAGACGGCTCAGGCATGGTCAATCGCCCGCTGGCATTTCGAACAGATAGACGACGATGCGCGGCTCGACATAAGTCGGCGCTAGGTCTTTGCCGTTCGGATGCAGACAGACAATCCAAGTTCCGTCAGCCGACGCGGGCATGAACAGACCATTCGGCTCCGGCTGTTCGGCCTCGTAGGTGTGACCGGCGGTGTTGTACTGCGTACCATCCGGCCATAGCGGGCGGCCAACACGCAACGCCTTTGGTGCAGTGTACTGCGTCGAATAGGGGATGCCAAAACCAAGTGAGGTTGTCGGGCAGACCTTGTGACGCTTGCCGTTGAGGTCGAGATAATAGGTATAGGTCACTAGGTTGGCGTTGTCGCGTAGCTCGTAAATGGTCTTAAGCTGGCGCTTCTCGGCAAAGTTTTTGACCGCTGGCATTCCGATAACAACGGATGCCTGTTCCGATAGCTGCATCGTTTGGCGCGTTTCGCGCGTGGCGCTGGACGTATCCTCTTTGCAAGAGGCGAGTGCCAACGCGACGAATGATAGAGCGATGATGTTTTTCACGGCTTAGCCTCCAAGTTGGTCGAGGAAAACGCGCAGATCGACGGGCAGCCGCGCTTTGTCGAAAGCGGCGGATTCGTGCAGGGCCATCGCCTTGATGGTGGCCCGCTCGTCGTCTGATTTGGCTTGCTGATATTGGAGCTTGAGATTGTACATCTGCCGCGTCGTCGCCTCGCTATAGGCGCGCGACTCGATCATCACGTCGCGGCGGACTGCTTCGTATTTTGGGGCGAAGAACGCGAATTGAGCGAAGCCAAAATAGTTGAGGCCAAACCCGATGCTGCCCAAGCCGATCACGGCGAGCAGCAGCATCATGAAAATGCGTGGTACGGACCAATAGTATTCGCGCTGGATTTCTCGGAAGTCTTTTCGATATTCAGCCATTTTTTTAACTCCTGTTAAGATTTGGTCTGCGTTGATCGGCTGTCTATGCGAACCAACTCGCGCCAGCGATGTACTCGGCAAACGCCGGCGGGATGGCTTGTGAGATTTCAACGCGCGTCATCCAGTCAATCCCCATGACTTCGCTCGCGTGTCGGATATTTTTTGGCTTTCGGCTGATACCGCCGTTGCCTGTCTTGCGAACTCCGTTGAACGGGCCGCCAGTTCCGGTGACATCGATAGGCTCAGGGACCAGATCGTGCTGGCATTGTGGGACAAGAACTGGCGGGTGGCTCATCTCGAAAAGTCGGTGCCGCCAGACGCCAAGCCCGAACATTGATCCGCATAGGCGGATAGGGTTTTGAAGTTCCGACCCGACCACATTCTCGATAGCGAACGGCTTGCCGGCAGCGATCAACACTGCCCGCACTTGCGGAATGAGTTTGCCCCGCTCGCCTCCGGTAGCCAGACCTTTGAGTGTCGAATAGTCCTGACAGGGCGGGCTTGCCCAAATGAAATCAAACTGAGTGAGATCGAACGGCGGGCAAAGGGCATCGGCCTGCACAAACCGGAATGGATAGTGCGGTTGCGGTTTAATATCGACGCCAGTCACGTCAAAGCCCGCCCGATGCAGGCCCATAGAGGCCCCGCCGGCACCGCAGAAAAGATCGAGGGCTAAAGGTTTCATTCGTATCTTTCAAATTAGGCTGCACTTATGAGGGATTAGCGTTCATCGCGTGGGTAGCAAACGCCACGACATTCAGGCCCATGACATTTTAATTCGATTGAGTTTGGTTTCTCTGGAACAAACGCGCCGCCCATGCGCCAGCGCATGCCGACCGGACAATTTGCGATGTCACCAACGCCATAGATGTAACCTGGCCTCGGATGCGGATTTTCCGACGCGCATAAAATTCCAATTGAACACAGAAGCCATTTCATTGCCCTGACTCCATATGAATGCAGCTCAGCCGCCGCGCCTATCAAGACGCAGTGCGTTTCTTGACGTGCGCCGCTTCATTTGATTTGTCGGTGGCGGAACAAGTTCGGCGTAACCCTTGCTGCGCCAGATTTCTCGGGCTTCCTCAACAATAATTAAGAAGTAGTCGCGCGGCAGGCGGCTATTAGCGACCTGGACGAAGATTTTTTCGAATGCGAGGCGCGAACCATTTTGTAAGGCTTCGCGCATGCTGCCAGTTGTTCGGATCAATTCGGACAATTCAGCACGAATTTTCTCTCGCTCAACGGAAGGCAGTTCTATATCCAGCAATTGGTCAATCTCGATGGCGCGCCGCTTCAATACCTCGTATTGATCCTTCATTGACGGATGAATTTTGATAGGCTCGCCACCAACCATACCCTTCCCACCATAGCCCCGCTGCGTCATGCGGATGGCTGACGAGCCTTCCTCACGGCGAAAATGGAGTTGTCTGGTTTTGGTGGCTTCCATTGCGTTTATGTCCCGAATGCGCAGATCACGCGCTCTGCGCTAAAACTTCTTTGGCGCGATTAAGCGGCGAGTCTCTCTTGAATGATTTCATCCAAGCTCGAAGAACGGTGCCCGCTTCGCTGGACGTGAGGCTTGGAAATTGGGCTTCAAGATAAGGTCGCGCGCCGTACATATTTGTTGCGCCGCTCTCTCGCAGATCATCGAGATATTGGAAGAACTCAGTCATTTGAGCTTCGCTATGTGCCATCGCATCTCTCCTGGTTGAATTTGGCTGCATTAACTTGTTGTCAGAGTGGATCAGCCGGCATCAGCGCTTCGAGCTCAGCCTTCATGTCCCGCAATATCGCCTGCTCGTCGCGCGATCGGCCTTTGTAAAAAACATCGAACACGTCGTGCCCGCGTTGCGCCGCCTCACGCGCCATCATTTCGAGCGACGCACCCGCTCCGTCCAGATGCGCGGGGGCGTCATCATCGGACGGAGCGGGCTTCGCGTCGGCGCGCGAAGGGGTTGAGCCACCACGCGCCCATGCGGCGAGCGCGCGGCCGGTGTCGATCGAGATGCGTTTGTCATCTTCGATGACGTTGGCGAGTTCCGGCAGCGTGTACTTGGTGACGTGCAGCTTGTGGTCCTGGTCGATCCAGCCGTGAACGAACATTTCGAATAGGATGTCATCGGCTTGCTTCGGCTCAAGGATGGTGGATCGCGCCCATTCGCTACCTTTAATCTGCACCATGGGATATTTCGCGCGCATGCAGACGATGACGAGCGGGATCGGCGTCTGCATCAGGCGCAGCATGAAATGGCGTTGGTGATTGATCTTGGGTTGCTGCCAGACCAGCACGCCTTTCTTGCCGTCGGCAAGATTTTGCGCGGCCATCGCCAGCACGCCGCCGGCCCCTTCCCATTCGTGGCTCGCGCTGTCAATAATCAGCGCATCGAGCTTTTCGTTCTCGGCGTCGGTGATGGCCTTGCCGTATTCCATCGGTGAGAAGTCGCCACGGATCGGACGAACGAGAAATTGTCCGACTGGATCGCGCCCGACATTGGCTTCGCCGCGCCCGCCTTCGGTCTCGATCATGCCGATCTTGCCGTTCGGGCCAACGAAGCCGCGTGCGAGCAGCAACGCGGACCACGTTTTGCCACAGCCGGATTCGGCATAGAGGCCGATCAGCGGCTTAGCCTCGGATCGCGTCGCGGGACGAAATGTGGTGGTCTGCACGTTCATTGTGTCACTTCTTCAAAAGTCCATGTTCCGATCACCGTTGAAGCGATGCAGAGCAACACAGCGGCCGAAACTGACATCCAACTAAATGAATAAACGAACGACAGGATCAGCCACCCGAGCGACAGGCCGAGAATGACCGCCATTGCGGATGAGGTGAACGCTTTCATTGGTCACCCTGCGTTCAAGATGCTGTCGGTGGGGACGCGCGAGCGCGCGGCGTCGTGTATTTCCCGATCGAGCCATTGCTGCTCGGCCCATGCCGGGTATTCCGGCGTCACAATTTCGTTTGGATAACCGGGCCAGCGATCGATATTCATGCAGTAGCGCCACATGCCAATGGCCAAATCGAGCATCTTGGTTCCCATCACCATCGGTTCGCGGCCGATCTCAACCACGGACAGGCAATAGGGCGTCTCGGTTTCCTGCACGATGAACAGGTATCGGCGGCGCGCGGCACTGTCGGGGGCGAGCAGATCAAGCCCGCGCTTGCCCATTGCCGCTTGGATTGCCCAGCCCGCGTTGACCATCTGCCGACCGAGCAGATGCGGCGCCACACTCATGTCGGTTGTCTTGTAGTCCGCGAAGATCATCCGATCCGGCGTCAGCCAGTCGATCATCTGACGGAGCCAAATGTCGCCTTCCTGCCATGCCGTGACCACTTCGCCGTCGCCATCACGGAATAGGTGGCCGAGGTCGCGCAGTTCAAGCTGCTCGCGCGCCGCCGTAACCATCCGTTCGGCCAGCGAATAGTGCTTGCCGAGAACGGCCAGCTTGCCCTCGGCGCCGGCGGCTTCGCGGGCCTCTTTCGCCGCTTTTGTGCGCCAATCATCGAAGTCGAGAACGATAATCGACTTGCCGCGACCGATCATCATGGCGTGGGCGATGTTGCCCACGTCGAACTTGCGATCGTCGTTGTGGCGGTAATCGGGATTGAGCTTGGGATGGGCATGCCACGCATGCAGCGGGCTTTGGTCGAGCAGAATTTTTGCCACGCTTTGCGTCAAGCTCGGCGCCGTGCATGGATCGCGGAAATAGTCGGCCGATGCGATGCCGGGATAAATTCCAGGTTTTTCGATCTCAAGCATGTGACCTCGCACTGTCATGATGGCCGGCGTAGCGGAGTTTCCGTTGGTGAATGCGCTCGGCGCGGGCGGCGGCCTGGCGCTCCATCATCAGCGGCAGCCATTGGCCGTGGCGCTGTTCGTACAGCCGGCCCGCGACCAGACCGACCAGATGGGCGCCGATCACGGTGATCTCGTGGGGCTTGACGCGGGCGCTCATGACTTGGCCACGACGTAGAAGCTGTAGATCAGCAAGGCGTATCCGAGCAGCCCGGCCACGATGATGATGCCTGCGACGATGGCGATCAGGTCGTAGATCATGACGCAGCCATGATGTCTGGCTTCGGCGCCTTCGGATCAGCCGCGATCCATTCCTCCTCGCCGAGATCGTGGACGGCGGCGCGGTTTTGCACGTCGACCGACCCGCCGATGTGGAACCAGCCGCAAGTGCAAACTGCCTTCCAGACGCCGCTGTGGCGGTTTTTGAAGAATTCGGTGCGGTGGACGGTAGGCTGAGCGGTCATGGCGCGGCTCCGCTCGCTTTGTGTTTTGTGTATTGGAGGAGATACAGGCGCGGGCCGCCCTTCGGAGGCTGGAAACCATCAGGACCGGCTGACTTGATCTTGCTGTAGCAATCGGAGCCGACATGGACGGTCTGGTCATCTTTGCAACCGACGATCTGCGGGGCTTTGCCGAGAGGCTTGTCGCAGGCGAAGCAGCGGTCCATGTGTCTCTCCCTCTGATGGGAGGACTATAGTTGGCAGATTGCCAACTCGTCAAGCGAAATGTTGGCAGGATGCAAACTTTGTTTTAAATGAGATATTGGCGCGGCTTATGCCGCCGTCTGGAGCTTTTCGTACAATTGCCCAGGTAGGTGCGACGAATCGCCGCAGTAAATCCAGTCCAAACTAATGCCGAATCGCGCCCGAATTTTCATGGCCACATCCAGCGTAATGCGTCGGCGGCCCTTTTCAAAGGGGTTATAGACGGTTTTATCGATCTTAATCTGGCGACAGAACTCGGCCTGCTCAAGGTAGCCAATGGCCTCCCTGGTACGGATCAGTCGCTTTGCTATGATTTCTGTCCTATCCGGCATAGTCCGCATTTCACCAACTTGTGCGGCGCAATGCGATTGGAGATTTGCAAACTCTTGACAGGTTGGCAAATTGCCAACTATATTCGACCTCATGTTCTCGACGGTCGACGAAATCATAGGCGCACTGCGGACCAACACCGTTGCATCGGCGCTTGGCCTCGACCCTTCAACGGTTAGTTCCTGGCGTTCGCGGAAATCGATACCCGGCGAGCATTGGCTGCCCCTGATCAATCTCGCGGCCGAGCGTGGCGTAAACGGGATCACCCTTGAGCTTCTGGCGGGGCTGCACGCAAAACGTGCCCCTGAGCCCGTAGAAGGTGCCCACACATGACGGGGAAACCGCACCACATCGCCCATGATCGCCTCCCATGCAACCTAAGATTATATCCTGTGTTGCATGGTGGTAAAGAGCCGAATACGCAACGCAGCGTCGCATGTGAACAGCGGGACTATCTGACCAGGCAGGCTTGCAATTCAAATTCTCACACCGTCGCGAATGCTCTCCCCCATACCGCGACGGCTGACGGCGGGTGTCCAGCGCAGCGATGCGCGGCCCCGCCGTTTTTATTCGCATTGATGCGGCAATCGTCAGTGTGGAGTAAAGCGTCATGTCGTCAGTATTGTTGCGTTCCGATTCCGAGACAACAAAAACCGCCCGAAACGATCTTCGGGATGGCGAAGAACCCTTCGGTTCAATTTTTTCCGACATCGCCAAAATGCTTTATCCGCCACCAAAAACAGCGGCGCAGGTGGCCGCGCTTGTCGGCTGTGGTGAGCGCAACATCGAGCTTTGCCTATCGGGCAAGCAAAACTGGTCCGGCGATGCCATCGCGGCCATCGTTTCAGAGATCATGCGCCGCCATCACATGCGGAATTTCAAGGTCACCAAACGCGAATGAGGCCGCATGACAGCAGCATCGCGTCCCACACTTTGGCTATTGGTTGCCGTCGCCCTGGCGTATCTCGCGCTGTCAACGTGCATGGCCCGCGCTGAGCCGGGCGACAAGTACGAGATGACGTTCGACAAGCCGCATTACAAGCGGTCAAACCATATCGGTGGCGTCAACGATATGGTCGGCGGCAGACCAGCGATTTGTCCACCGCGCGCATGGTGCGGCTGTTGGTTGTCGATCGCGCGGTTTGGCAAGAGCATTCGCCATCTCTGGTACGGGCGAAACTGGCTCGACGAGGGGCAGCCGGTTTCAGAGCCATCGCCCGGCGTGATCGCAATTTATGCACGCGGACGCGGCGCCCATGTTGGCGAGGTCCGCAGGGTGATTAGCCCGACTCGCATCGTTCTTTTGTCCGGCAATGACGGCGGCGCGGTTCGCGAACGCGAGCGCAGCACCGCAGGCATCATCGGCTATCGGAGATTGTGAGCGTTGCTTGTTGCGTCTGCGTACCCCGCGCTCGCGGGCTGTTAAATATGAAACACGACAGCAGCACGAGAACTCAATGCAGCAACGCTCTCGGGTTCGGCGGGTCAATATGGTCGCGATCACAGTGAAATTGCCGCGCGCGCTGGCATGTCGTCTTCAAGCTTATGCGTGCATGGCCGGCATCACCGTCGAATCCCTGATCGCTGACCTGCTCGATGACGGTCTACCCGCACAAACCCCTCATACCGGAGAACCAAATGGCCAAGCGAAATCGCAAAACTGTTGAGCCAAAAATCGGTCAAGACGGCGCGGCGCTGACGGAAGATCGCAAGAAGCAACTCGCCGGATATGTCAGCGAGATCGAGCGGCACGAAGCGGCAAAGGCCGTTATTCAGTCCGATATCGGGCTGTGCTTCAACGCCGCGAAGGACGCAGGATTCGATACCAAGGCGATGCGCGTCGTCATCAAGGATAAGAAGAAATCCAAGAAAGAACGCGAGGCTTTCGAGGCGGTGGTCGATGTCTATCGGCTGGCGCTGGGCATGCTGGCGGACACCCCGCTCGGGCAGGCCGCCATGGATCGCGATCTATCTGACGACCAACCGCGACAGGCCGATGTCGCATGAACGCGCGCATGTCCATACAACAATACGCGGAATATCAGCGGCGGCGCGACATAGTCGATACGAGTGCGCCACCTTTCCTGCCACCAGCGAACCAAGCCGGGCGCTTTGCGCTCGGCCGTTTGCCGGTCGGAACGATGAACAAGACGGAGGCTGCGTATGCCTCGTTTTTGGAAACGCAAAAGCACGCGGGCGAAATCGTGTGGTGGAAGTTCGAGGGCGTCAAACTGAGGCTTGCTGACAACACGTTTTATACTTGCGATTTCGCAGTGCTGCCAAAATCCGCGTTGCTGGAAATGCACGAAGTCAAAGGCTTCTGGCAGGACGACGCGCGCGTGAAAATCAAGGTCGCGGCGTCGATTTATCCATTTCGTTTCATCGCAGTCACAGCGCGCGCCAAAAAGCATGGCGGCGGCTGGGAGCGGGAGGAGTTTTCCTAATGAATTTCGATTGGAGCCCCGAGTTGGTGAACATGCTGCGCGACCTACGCGAGCGCCAGAACAAGACGTTCACCCAATGCGCTGCCGAAATTAACGATAAGTTCGGCGTCCGCATTACTCGCAATGCAGCCATCGGTGCGGCCAGCCGAACTGGCATTAAGGGATCGAAGGACCACAATCCACATACTCAAAAGGATAGGCTGACCAGAAAATCCGCCAGACGCAAAGCCATGC